TTAGAATCAAAATCATTGATTTTATTTTGCCCTGCTTCATTTAGACTTATTGTTACCTCATCTTCCTCGAAATTTGAAATCAAAGTAGAATTATTTAACTGTACAATAATTCGTATATCATCGTCATTGAGTACTTTAGAATAATATCGACCATCAGGGAGCTGTGTCGGTGCGGAGTATTTCATTTTGTTTTAAAATAATTATGTATTTATTCTTTAAACCAAAAAAATATTTTTGTAATATAAACATGAATTGTAAAGAAGGAAATACATTTATTGATGATTATGGTAGTATGAAAATTTCATCATGTGACCATACTTTTAAAACTAAGAAGTGTAAATGTTTTGCTACCGGTGATACTGAATTCCCACATAAAGAACAGTTTTGTGGATTTGAACAAGATGGTTTTATTTTCCCGTGTGATGTGGGGTGCTGCGGTGACGGATGTCCTGGACAATGCCCAGGTATAGAACCAAAACCACCAGCAGACGTAGTCGAAGCAGACGTTCAAATCATTAATAATGAAGACAAAGAAATAAAAAAAGTGGTAGCTACTATTTTGTTACTTATTCTCGGTCTCATATTAATAAGCACACTGTTATTGTTGAAAAAGACTTAAAGAAACAAGCATATGTTATAATATATATAATGACTGAAGTAACTCTCGAATCCATGAACACGCTTCTTCTTAGTCTGACCAAAGAAGTTAAGACACTTTCAAAAATCATGCGTAAAGTTCGCAGTTCACAGGAAGATCCTACCGGGGAGAAAGCTAAAGCACGAGCTACCAATAATGGGTTTAACCGTGAACTCGAAATTAGTCCAGAGCTTCAGACTTTTCTTGGTCTTGAAGCGGATACTAAAATTTCACGTAGTAATGTCACTCGTCAAATTAACATATATATTAACGAGAATAACCTCAAACACCCTGATAATGGACGTCATATTATTCTTGATGATAAGCTTAAGGCCCTCCTAGAACCAGCTGAAGGTGTGCAGGTAAGTTTTCTCAATATTCAGAAGTATCTATCAAAGCACTATGTCAAGACTGAGAAGGAAAATAAACCGCCTGTCGAGAAAAAGGAGCCGAAGAAGCGTCCAACTGTATCCAAGAAAAATACTTAAAAATAAAATAAAATATAATAATATTATAAAATTAAAATGTTTGAAATCCGTCAAAATGAATTACTTGCAGAAGATTTCATTTTGGTTGACCCACCGCATATATCTAAAAATGATATAGAAAAATTAATTGGAACAAAACTCAACGATATTGATATTTATCAAACAGCTTTTACACACAAGTCTGCACTCAAAAAGTATAGACTTACAGAATCTTTTGAAACTTTAGAATTTATGGGTGATTCTGTATTAGGATTTATAATTACAAAATTCCTGTTTGATAAATTTAAGAATGAACAAGAAGGATTTCTCACAAAGGCGCGCACAAAATTAGTTCGTGGACAAACATTAGCAAATATTGCTAACAAATTAGAACTCTATAAATGGACTTTGATGGATGACAAAGGAATGAGAAACAATTGGCATAAAAATCCCAAAATTTTAGAAGATGTTTTTGAAGCTTTGATTGGTGCAATTTATATGGATCTGGGTCTTATGCACGCAAAGAAATTTGTTTTAAACATTTTTAACAATCCAAACTATATAGATCTCAATTGCATTTCGGTAGATGATAATTTCAAAGACAATCTCATGAGATATTGCCAATCAAACAAATTTCAATTGCCAGTGTACAATGTAATTAACTTTCAAAACGGGATTTTTTATATTACGGTCAATATAAACGGAAATGACATAGGGTCAGGAACAGCCAAAACCAAAAAACAAGCCGAACAAAATGCAGCAAAAAATACCTTGGATATTTTACTGAAATAGCCGATCTTTGATCATAAAATTACCGATATCGATTTTAAACTAATTCTTTAAGCCATTTTTTTTTTATTTAATTATTATATATATAAAATGAAATTTACACCTTATGGTTTTTTCGTCTCTCTGGCAACACTTACTTTTATGTGTATTACAAAAAAAATATCTTTCCAGGTTGGATTAAGTATTATATTATCGATGTTTATACAGACTAAAATATGTCACAATTGTAATTCTGTATATTCACTTGCATCTTATTTAACGATTCTGCCTATTTTAATTTTATTATTTGTGAATGATTGTCGTGATGTTAAAATTATATTATTTGCGTTCTCTGTCGCGTTTGCAACTGGCAGGATAGGCTGTTATTTTGCTGGTTGCTGCACAGGCAAAGAAGTAAAGAATAAAAATGATTTAGGTATAACATATAAAAAAGGTAGCGTAGTTGCTGACAAGTATACACACAGAGAAGTTAAAGTATACCCGACAATATTTTTGGAAATATTATTTCAAGTCTTTATTGCATATTCAGTATTTAATAGTCAACATGGAATATTATTGTTTGGTGTTTTAAATGCATTACTAATTACTCTAACAAATTCATGGAGAATGGTTTCACGAGTAAATGAAAACAGTCACATGCCTATAATAGGCTTATTGTTGTTTAGTTATTTATCAAGTTTAAAATGTTCTGGTAGTATAAAAAATATAAATATAAACGTTGGTTATAAAAATATATATTTAGTAATTGCTAGTATTCTTGGGATTGTTGTCAGTAATGATATAAACTTTAAAAAAAGTAATTATTCTTCTTCTTCTTCTTCTAAATAAACAGTTTTTCTTATTTCGTGTTCCATTTTTTTCATTCCAACGCAAAATATTACAATTCCACCTAAATATATAACTGAAAATATTATTAATATCATCATAATTAAAGTAATAAATTGTTATATTTTTAAGCAAATATGGAAATGCATCCACAAGTCCAAAAACTCATCTCAAAAGAATACGCTGAACAAAGGTCAGAAGAATGGCTCCAATTGAGAGGGAAAATGCTGACGGCAAGCGACGCCGCGACAGCCATAGGTGTAAATCAATACGAAAAACCAGAAGGACTCATTCTCAAAAAATGTGGGTATAATAAATTCACTGGGAATGCGGCCACTGCCCACGGAAATGAATACGAAGACGAAGCAAGAGATATTTATTGTGAAAAATACAATGAAGTATCTCACGAAATTGGGTTGTATCCACACCCAACAATCAAATGGTTAGGAGGTAGTCCAGACGGAATCACTGAAAGTGGAAAACTCCTGGAAATCAAGTGCCCCCTCATGAGAAAAATCACACCCGAAGTTCCCGAACACTACATGCCACAACTGCAGCTTCTGATGGAGATTTTAGACCTTGAAGAAGCAGTATTTATCCAATATAAACCAATCAAAATAACATGGCCAGAGGAACCAGAATTTATGGTGACAGAAGTAAAACGAGACCGACAATGGTTTACCGATAAACTACCAATTATGGATGCTCTATGGAAACGCGTCCTTCATTACCGAGAAAACGGCGGTGTCGAAGAACTTTTGCCCCGTCCAAAAGCTACACGGAGGAGGGTCAAGAAAGCAGAAAACAAAAAATGTGAAATTACTTCAGTTGAAGACGATGATTTTTTTGTAGATGATTTTTAAGGGGACATGATGACAAATTGTGAATGTTGTTGCTGTATATGTCTATGTTCATACTATTCTTTAATTTTTTCAATATTTACTAAAATTTATTATGATGAAAAAAATATGTCTGAATACTCCTAACACACACACACACATTCAATTCTCTCATCACTCGCTCGCAATGGATGATTTCATTCCCATTATTAACGACAACTTTCTCATCACGTTCTGTGCCGCCACCAACTCGTTACCTAATGACATTCAACGGATTATATATAAAAAAACACTTTGTCCATGTCCAGTACCAAATGCACCAAAAAAAGTAACCCCTTCGCCCCGTCTTGTCAGGTTGATGGAAGGTTGGAAAGTTAGAAGGAAACTGTATTAACCAAATGTATTTTCCCCTGAATATAAAATGTACATAAAACCATCTTCGTTTTTGGAACGTTCATACAAAGTTGTAATGAGTTCAGATGTTGAAGGCATCTTATTGTCAACAAAAACGAAAATGGCTTGCTCTGACTTTAATTTAAGTCTTTTTCGAATAACATACAAAAATTGACCTACTGTCATTTCTTTAGGTACAAGATATTTATGTTTATCTAAATCGGGTAAGTTTGCGTTTGGTTTAGCTTCAACTATAATAGGAACACGGTCGGGATGTCGAACAGTAACCCGTGATGATTCGGATAGACGTTCTTCAACTGTAAAGTTTTCTCTGAAGTTGAACATATTTTTTATAATTAATAAAGAAATTATTTATTTAAATAAATTATTTATTTAAATAAAACTCTTGGTCGACGTCCACGTGGCTTACTATTTGCTGTCTGTTGCGGACGTCTCATATTTGGAGGCTTATGAGAGTTTAATATTAGCTGATTTAGGAAACTGAGTTCTCGTAGAATTTTCTGTAAAGCTTTTCTTTGACCTTCCGTGTTCCCGTGTTTAAAATGTTCTCTTAAAAGTTTTTGAGCAATTAAAGACTTTTGAAAATTAAATAATTTAGATGGAGAATTTGAGATTGTTCTATTAATTTTTTCACGGATTAATCTATTTTGTGTTCTTTGATTGTGACTAAATCGTGAGGGAGAGGGGGCATTTATTATTTCACCACTTCTACCATTGATATATGAAAATTTTCCATGACGGATATTTGGTCGTTGACCGGTTGAAGTAATGAAAGAAATAGTTGGAAAATATGTTTTTAAAAATTTCTGCTCTGCCACACTTGTAGAATATTTACCAGTTTTATTCTTTGCCTTTTTTGGTTTACTCACCACCTGCCAATTGTTCATGTTTTTTACTTATAATCAACAAAAAAAAAGTGTTTGAACAATCCTAAAAGAAAAGAATAATACATTCAAACAAATGCCTACTCGTATGACATTTGAAACCTACGACCAGTGGCTCAAACAGAAAACTTCTTACGAAAACGTATTAAAACAAAATCCTACTCGCACTTCTGTTGAAAATCTTCTCAAAGAAATAAACAAAAAACTCGCAACTGCTGTTGTTGTTGCAAAATGATGAATGATTTTGTATATTTTGGAAGTGGGATGAATAAGGATATGAGTAAGTTATCTAATTTTTGTAGGTCTCATTTTAAATTTAAAGGTATTATATGGCCGAGTGCTGAACATGCTTTTCAGGCTATATTAAAATTAGATAAATCTGAATGGCCTCGTTTCAGTGTAGATGGAGAATTTGGAAAGTTAGGAGAAGGTCAAGATTATTGGGGTCCAAAAAAAAATGGAAAATTAGAAATGATTGGTATAGTTGCAAAAAAAATTGTAAAAATATTGAAAAATAAACCACAAACTCATTCTCTTCATGAAATGTATGAATTATTTCTGAAAATTTTAATTCAAAAATACAAACAAAATGAAGAACATAGAAATGTTTTATTAGGTTCTGGAAATAAAACGCTTATAGAGTTTTCAAGAAGTGCAAAAAGAGAAAGTTTGAAAGGTCGTGTTCCGTTTTGGACTGGTTTAGTTGACGATGAAGGTAAGTTATGGGGTAAAAACATTCAGGGTGAAATGCAAATGGTAATTAGGGGTTATTTTCGTGAAAAAAATGACTAATTTTTTTGTTTGAACTTCCAACCACATTTTTTTCGGTCAATTGAAAAAATAAAATAAAAACTAAATTGTAAAACAATGAAATATTTTGGATCAAGAGCTGAAGTTATGCACGGACTCGCTAAGATGACAACAGGTCGTCTTATCAAAAAAGACCTTACTTACTCAAGAGACGGTAAACGCATTTATTCTAAAAAACAAATAAAAGCCGCTAAAAAGAACCCAGGACTCAAAGCTTGGAGAAGTGCAATAAAAACTGCTAAATGTCAATTGGATCTTCCCCAAAAAGGTCCAGGCGCCTTTATTCCTATTAAAGGACCCCTGAAAAATAGAGCGCGCGATATCAGAAAATGTGGCTGCCAATAAAAACAAACAGCTGATGGCACACCGAGGGCACACCGAGGCGCTCGAGCGAGCGCCTGGGCCAGATACTACCAATCAAAATAAATATATTGGGTTAATAATATAAAATTAAAATTATGGTCTCCAACACAGCAACCAACTTTGAGAACAGCAAGCATCGTCGCATCTACCAAGGTGCCCGTGGTGGGTTTTTTATTCGTCGCCAGAAGCCTTCAGGTGGTGACGAAAAAGTCTACCATCCAGTAGCCAAATTCCGAACCAACGCTGATGGTCACGCGAGCAAACTGTCAAATGAAAATCGCGGCAAGGTCCCCAACGCTATTCGCCCTGCGGTCCGCAAGACTCGCAAGAACAAAGGTGTGAAACGCAAAGGTGGATTTGGTGCTCTTGTTAAACGCCATGCAAATAACGTACCAAATATGATTGTCAACCTTCCCAACCTTCCCAACAACAACAACAGCCGTGGTTTTGGTGGTCTGGTTGCAGTAGGCCCGAACCCAAACAATGTTATGATGCCCCGTGTCCGCAAAACTCGTTCAAACAAAGGGGTCAAACGCGGTCCACGCAAAGCTAAAGCAGCTGTTTAATCAACTTTTGCTGCCAAATAGAATTTGAGTTCACCCAAATCGGCAATGTTATATTTTAGAACCAGAAATCGGTTATCAAATTCTTGCATGATTTGAACTGTTGAACACATCCCCGTTGCCTTTGTAAACATGTTTAGATATTTCAGAGAATACCGTCCCTGTATAGTTCCTTTGAATGGTGTTTCATCTGCGCATTCGATAACTGTTTTTTGGTCTGCAAAGTCGCCTTCACATTGAATTATGAATTCATTATCTTTGCGGATAATTTCAACATCCGTTGCCAGATTATTCATGTCTCGGCAGATTCTCTGAAAGTTAATAGATGGCATAGTTGTTACACAGTCCATTTTAAGTTCTGGTTTTTGGATTTGGTCTTCATCTATATCCAACAACTTAAGACTAAACTGTGAATAACTATTTTTTGATTTATTTTCAATTTTCATTTTGAAAAATTCACTGGTTTCAATTTCTCCTATAAGGATATCGTTATTCGAAATACTTTTAAGAAGTTTGTATGTATTTGAAATATTAAACCCAGCACTCAATTCATTATCTTTAAAAATATATTCTTCAAAGTTTTCTGCATTAAGACGTAGATCAACAAGAGCTGCCCGAGCTGTATCCAAAGTCAAAATACTGATACCATCCTTATTGAAATAAATATTAACATCATTGAGAATATCCTTAAGAACTTCAAATACAGCCTTTACCGCCGTAGCCTGAACAGTCTTAAACTTCATTATATTTTACGTGTAAAATAAACATTCTTTTTAACTGACCTTTTTGTTTATTTTATCCTGAAGTTCTGGTGTCATTGCAGGCTGTAAGGCCATTCCATAATTATTTAAATTAAACAAATTTCCCCCTTCTTCGTCTCCTCCCTCAAGTGAACAACACCCACTCCAGCCGCCACCCACTTGACAATGGGATATTTCTTCCGGTGGTATAAGAGATTCTAACCATTTTTTACACTCTTGACCTACTAAAATCTGTTTTTTATTTGTAATTATGGTTGGGACACTTGTGACATACTGTTTATAATCGGGTGGTAGACCATGTGTATCAACACAGTGGAGTCGTGTAATTTGTTTTAATTCTTCATGAGAGTTCAACAGGTCCAATACATTTCTTGAGTGTTTGCATTTATCACTGTATATCAGCAGAGCCATTTATTATTATTACTATTTCATCTTTTTTTTGTAAAAAAAAATTAACGCATAGTAATAATAATGAATAAAGATATCCTTGTCGTATTAGGTGTAGTTGCTCTCTTATGTCTTGCCACCTCAAAAGAAAAATTCACTGAAATTTTTGGTCTAGCTGGATACTCAAAACCAATTTTAGATGTAGAAATTAACAAAGAACTGAGTGGTGTAGAATACTCACAGTATGATGAAAAGCAGGCTCATGTATCACCTGATACATTACAGGAGATTATATTTACAATACAAAGATACATGGAAAGCCAGGGCGTGGATTGGACATACGCAATTGAAACAAATGACGTTAAAAAATTTGTAAATAAAACTGATCCAAGCAAAGTTGTTTATAAATGTAGATTTATGTTTATGTATACAAAAGGATTTCCATTTGGTTTTGGTGTAACAGCAGACATCATGATGGCACCTAAACCAACAGTTATTGGTATCCAGACCCAACCAATGGCTAATCAAACCAAACAGCCTATTTCACCATTTAATGCGGATCTTAATGACAATTTTGTGAATTATCAACAAATTGTAAAATCTATGTAGTTAGTAAAATATGATTATTGATATCGACAAAATAAAACAGATTGAAGAAACACGAAAAAAAGTAAGAAAAGAAATTTACACTAAAATTTATGAACAATTTTCAAGAAAAATCATGTATGCAGTACATAATAATCAAAAACAAGTTTTTTTGACTGTTCCCGGATACATGATCGGATATCCAGTTTTTGATAGAAATCTTGCGACAAATTATCTCAAAAGACAACTTGAGCGCAATAAATTGAAAGTTATTCAGATTTCAGATTTTGAATTTCATGTTTCATGGGGAAAGAAAAAAAAGAAAGAAAAAGAAAAAAAAACTGTCGATTTAGATGACGATGAAAATTTTCCATCATTGATTAACTTAAAAAAAGCTGCATCAAAATATAGACCTGCGTAATTATTATTTTAGTTTTTTATATGTGTAAAATAATAATGGATAATAATAATCTTAATATTTTGGTTGAAGCAAAGAAAGAGTACATGGAGCAGCTGGGATTACTGATGTGTCCACTTATGATTCAAACATTTTTGGATCTTTATGAAGAATCTTATCAAATGGCTAAAGGTCGTCAGGCTTTAAAACAATACCAGAAACTTCTAAAAGAGGTCCCAAATTGGAATAATCATATAGTAAAACAACATACACAAAAACTAACAGACTGTTGTTCATGGTTTAGTGATTTATTGGCCGCAGTGTTTGTAAGTAATGTTAAAATTTTATCATCCGTTCGACTTAACTCACAGAATAAGAAAATTCAGATTAAATTGCCGTCCAATGAAGTATTTGTTCATGGTTGTTATGTAGCAGCAGCGAAAGATTTGTACAAAAATCCGTTTATTTACCACGAAGATAATACAGAACACGAACGTGACACCGATTTAACACCTCGATTCAAGACGTCTATAGAATCTACAGTAAAAGACATGATACCAGTCCAACAAATTTTACATACTTATATTTCTCAAGGTGAATCGATGGAAGATAAGAAAATTGATTTTGACAATGAAGAACCACAAGACACAGAAGACCCAGATGTAAATGAAGAAGGTGGAGAACCGGAGCCAGAGCCAGAGCCAGAGCCAGAGCCAGAGCCAGAGCCAGAGCCAGAACAAACGGAAGAAGAACCGAAAAATATACCTGTTACATCTTCTCTTTTAACACCAACTCCACCACCACCGACAGAGACAAAACAAAGCGAGGACAAGGACGAGGACGAGGACGGGGATGTACTTTTCCCCCGGGCTCCGGAATAAAAAAAGAAAACCTTAGGTAATTATAAAAAAAACAAAAAAATGGATATTAGCGAACAGTTAAGAGATCCATTTGGCGCTGCAGTAATTGCTGGTGTTATTACTGCTGGTTATATTCATTTGAAAGCAAAAATGAATAACGAAGGTGTATTACCCACAAGTTCTTATACCAAACCAGCCATTCTTAATGCTCTCATGGTATACTTTATTATTTCAGGTGGTTTAGGAGCAAAAGAGAAAATATCATTAGATCCATTTTAAAAACTTAAAGACAATAATCCAATATATTTTAATACTACCTATGACTTCTGTAACAGCTTTTAATGATATGATGCTGCAGTTTCTGTGTGAGCTCAAAGATACTTTTCCAGAAGAAAAAGCGATCAAAAAATATGCTGCATCATTTGATATTATGAGGAAATCAAACCCGCGAAAATGTGTAGAGGTTTATATGGCCGAGATTGGACCATTTTCACAGCGTGTCACATCAAAAGACGAGACTTTGCTTGATGAAGAAAATCTTACATTTCTAAATGACATAAACATTAAAAAGCATTGGACATCTGAATTGTCTAATAATACAAAAGATGCTATTTGGCAATATCTCCAGACACTTTATATGTTGGGTACAACAATTACAGCATTTCCAGCCGAAACACTTGGCATGATTGAGAGTGTTGCTAATAGTATGGCTCAGAAAATCTCAGATGGTGGCGATGGTACTACTCCAGGGGGACAGCTTGACGAGGCTGCACTTATGAATAGTGTACAAGGACTTCTCGGAAATCTGGGAAATCTGGGAAACATGGGTAATTTAGGTAACCTTTTGGGTGGGGGTGGGAAGTAGAAAAAAATTTTTTAATAAAAAAAATTTTTTAATAAAAAAAATTTTTTAATAAAAAAAAATAAATAAATACTAAATATAAAAGAATACTATGAGTGAAGAAGTTTGGTTTAATGATCCTAAACAACTATTTAGGAGTGATAGAATTTTACAATTTTGGCCGACAAATAATCAATCGTCGGCAGAAAGAGTAAATTCAGCAACACGGTTTATACTTTATTCCACGACTCTTTTATATTTACTACGTAGAGATGTTAGAATTATAATTTTAGGTTTAATGATTATCAGTGTCCTTTATGTACTGTATAAAGGTGATATGGTAAGCGAAGGTGTTGTCCGCCCAGTTAGGTCTGGAATACATGGTTCGGGCTCATGCCAACTCCCAACACCAGAAAACCCAATGTCAAATTTTTTGTTAGGTGATAAACCCACGCGCCCACCAGCATGTTTTTATCCAACTGTAAGTGACCAAGTGAAAGAATATTTAGACGATACAATTCCATATGATTGTGGACGTTCACGATGTTCTTTACCAAAATATCAAAGAAATGTCGCAGCAAGACAATTTATTTCAAGTCCAGTAACTACAGTAGTCAATGACCAAACTGATTTTGCCGAATGGTGTTACGGGAAGAAATTTAGCCCAATGTGCAAAGACGGTGACAATTCAGTTTGTAATCCAGATGCTCGTGGTGTACAGTTGGAAGCATTTGCTGGTTTGGATCCATCAGGGGATATGAGAACCGGGATGTCTCGAGGTGGAAGAGGGCACGGAGTAACTTCTACATAAAAAATAAAAATAAATTATAATAATAATAAAAATAAAGAAAAATGGCGTATTTACTTCAACCAGGATTAGACATTGTAGAGAACCCAGCTGTTCCTCCCAAATGTGCCACTGACGAAGTTTTTGTTTATCCTCAACCAAGTAACTTAAATTACTGTTGCAGACCGAATACAGCACTTTATGGGACTGCTCCTTACATGGCAGGTAAAGGCGCCCCCGCCAATTTAGTTATGGTTGCCGATGAACTTAGACCTCAGAGTACATCTAAATTTAATACAACTTATGTTAACACAACGAAGAAAAACACTTTTCCATGGCAAGATATGAAATGCAGTGTTCCTCTCCGAACCATTAGCTGGGAACCACAAAGTACACGAGCTGAATTACAAAATAGTTTTTTTGACCAAAGATATATTCAATAAAAAAATAAATTAATAAGTTATAAAATAAAATGGCCGATCCATTATCCATAGTTGCTATTATAGGTCTCGCTTTAGCTGGCCGCAATTTAAGTATGAAACATGAAATCCCACAAGGCGCACCGCGCCAGCAGACGCAACAAGCTCCACAGGCTCCACTTCAAAATGATAATATGACAATAATTACAAACTCCTTATCAGGACATACTACAAATGATTTAGGTGTATCAGGTCTTGGGACACAACTTACCCAAAAAACAACGCCTCCAAATTTCGCTGACATTGTACCAACTGCCACAGCTGATCCACATGGCATGCCAGTACAAGATTTTAGAGACCGCCCATATGTAAGTGGTCAAATGAATAATTTAACACCTGTCCAGAAACAATTAGTTGGTCCAGGTTTAGGATTAAGCGCGGACGTTCCTGCTTATGGTGGTTATCAACAGTTGTTTCGTGTAAATCCTAATAATGTCGGTGCCTATAAACTCACAACTTTACCAGGACGCGTTGCCCCGGCTGGTGATATTACCGGTGGTATGCCAGGTAAAGTCGGTCAGTTAACCCACAATGCACCATCTACCGTAGCATTTTTACCTTCACGTCGTCCAAATGTTGAAGGACGTGGACAAGAACTCACATCAATGACATGGAGAGGAAAACAAGAAAAAACTAAACGCCAAACAAATCGCGCAGAAACTACAATGCGCTCAGATGGTTTAGAATATGCACCAGCGAAAAGTATAGTTTCCGCTTTGACACAGGCCGAAGATCCAACGAGAAATAAAGGAGATTTGAATACCCAGGAATTTTATCATGTAGATAATCCTACACCAGGTATTGCTAATTTTATTGGCGGCTACACAAATGCACCAGGAAGTGAATTATTGGCTCAAAAGCCACAAGGTAAAGGCGCAAGCTACTCACCTGCACAATTAGAAGCTTATGGTTTTAGACCCGATGAAAGAAGAGGTAAGAAAAACAGAAAAGGTAATGCGGGGAGAATGAATGTCAGAGCGGGGCCACTTAACGCGAACGGAGCTATAACCTCTGTACGCAAAGATTCCAATAAATATGATGGTAGAGTGAACCCAGTTGCTGGTGGTTGGACTCAGAATTATGTACAGAGTGAATTTTATCAATTAAATCCTTACAAAGGGCAAGAAAATCCACGAACTTCAAACAGAGGTCTTAATATAGCCAAAAAACAATTAGCCAATAATCCACTGGCTCACACGATTTCTTGAATAAGTTTGAATTTGTAACTTCCGACAATTGTATACATATATTCTTCGTCTTCCATACAAAAATCAATCATCCCAGTATTAAGTTGAACAGTCACCATATCATACACATCACCACATAATAGATTCTTATTGATATTGATTTTGAGAGTTGCATACATCAGTGTAATTTCATCATGATCAATATCATGAATTTCATAATCGGAAAAGAGCGAATTAAGCATACTTACCTTACTTAAGTATATAATCAATTTATTTTTTATATATATTTATTTATCAATACACTAAAATGGAATATATTTTGGATATTGACAGCAGTGAGAGAGATCCATTGAAATATACATCTCCAAATGATTATGTAATAAAATTAAACAGGCGAATGTATAATGTGACCAACATTAAACTCGTCAGCGCTCTTATTCCAAATAGTCAGCTTTTAATTAACAAAGGAAACAAACAGTTTGCTGTCGGTGAAATTTCAGGTGGAATAAATGTTGCTGTTTTAACAGAAGGAACATGGTCAAATGGGTATGATTTTGCTTCAAATTTAACAGATTCATTGGTCGGTAAGAATGACGGTAATGACATATCAGTAGCATACGAACAAAATACACAAGCTTTAAGTTTTACAAGTTTTTATAATTTCTCATTTGATTTTTATAACGGGAGTAATGGATTCATAACAAATTCAAACGTTGGAACACCCGCAGAAATTTTAGGATTTCCTTTCGCCAATACAACACCAGCCACAACTTTGGTTTCAAAAGTAGTTAACTTTCATGGGCCAAATTCTATAATTTTGGGTCTGTCGTGTGGTTCGTCTGTATTTGACAAGATGGTGTATATGGATGGTGGAGAATTTAGTTTCGGTAATACCTACAACGACGTTCCCGTTACACAGCCGTTAAAAACTACCTATATGGGACGTATTCTTACAAGTGGTAAAACTGGAGACATGTTAAACTATAACGGACGAGACGACCCAGTTGACCACCGGTTCTATAAAGGGACTGAAAAGAGCATTGATCGATTGCGTGTTAATTTTTATTATAACAATGGATCAAAACTGATTCCTTATGATTTTGGTAACCGAAATCACATTTTAAAATTTGAATTTACATGTTCTCTGGATAAATTTAATACTTTAGAAAGAAATGTCACTCCAACTGCATTACCGCCTCCTGTTGAAATCCGAAGGAAGGAACGAATGTCTTATAAACAAAAACAAATGTTTATTATAATTGCTGTTGTATTATGTGTTGGTCTTCTATTGTTATCCATGTTTAAACGACCAACTGTAGTGGTTTCTTAGCGAGACACGGCGTAGACGGGCTGGGGTGGCGCCTCGATCTTCACTGAGGATACACGGCGGAGCAGCATAAATACCACGATTGATAGCAGAGTGGTCAGCAAAGCTGTAAGTGTGTAGTACATACCACCGTTCTTTGGTACGTTAACGACCTGTGCGATAACAAAACGAGCTACATCCATCCACGCGATAGCTGAAGCAAAAGCAAATCCACCAACCAGAGCATTCAGTGATTGAGATTCGAGCTGAACACCAACTGTTTTAGCTTGTGCACCAATTTGTTTGACAGCGTTCATAGTTTTTTTTATATTATAATTCAAGAAAATTATTTTTCATAAATATAATTAGTTTCTTCCTGAAGAATACATTTATATTCTTTCTTGGGTTTTGATTTTTTATAAACTATCGGGATTTTCTGTTCTGTCGCTGACTCTGTCTCTGACTCTGTCTCTGACTCTGTCTCTGACTCTGTCTCTGACTCTGTCTCTGACTCTGTCTCTGTAACAGTGTCGGTACCGGACTCTGAAACCGTATTATATTCTGAAGAATTGATATAGCTATAATCTTCTTTTTCCCAAGGTACTGGTTCATCAAAACCTAACGTATTTACACCTGCATATTCTTTCTCAAACATGTGATGTGTTTATTTATTCATTATTTTTATTTACAGCATCCTGAAGCATTTTTTCAATGGGTGAATGTGGTTCCCATTCATCCCATGTATCATAGGCCTCGTTTATTTCATTCATCAGCTCATCGTCTCCTGTATATCTGACAAAACAATGTTCCTCGTCCTCTTCTATGACTTCTATTTCATCTTCTTCGTCTGACGATGATTCTTCATTATAAATTTCTGGAAATAAACTTCCTGAATGTTTTCCTACCATTGTTCGTGCACAATATCTCATTGCGTATTTCATATCCTCACCAGTAATAAAATCTCTACCACATGCATTGGCGTATTTACCTGCATAAATAGCGGTTGATTCCATTACTGGAGTAATTACATTGATAGCTGCTTTAACCATCTGTGCTGCATAACTTCCTTCTTCAAATAAGTTTTCCATTATAATTAATTAATCAGAATTAAAATTAAATATAACTCCCGCAAGACCATTCTGAACTCTGAGAACGTTAAAATTAACTGCGTATACAGAAATAGTTCGATTTTCAGTATTGGCTGTCGTATTTATATCTAAAAGTTTGTTTGTTATTCGACTCATATTAATCTGTCCCGTTGGTAAATCATTTTCTGGATCTAAAGCAAAACTATACACATAAAATCGTCTGTTTGGTCCGCGGGTATGTGAAAGTAATGGCTGAACACCTCGAAGGTATACAGCATCGGCAACTTCGCTTGGAATATTTGTTTGACCATTAAAATCCAAACGTAGATTGTTCAGTTGTTCATACAATGGAGCACTTAGATTCTGTGCATTATCAAAATTAAACCAATCGTTACCGGTCACTACATTTGATTCAACAACATTATCATTTTGGATAACGAAAAATAACTCTTTCACTGGATTCAAGAATTGTAGTATAACTTGTTTACTGGTTAGATTTGCGTCTAACTTAAACCGAGACACTTGAAGTTGTGAAATAATGTAGTCAATTCGTGTATTGCGAAAATAGTTGAGTTCGTCGTCCGATAAATAAACATACTCTGTCACCATAGTTAAATTTTCAATAACGGGTGTGGTTTTCAAGTCTTCAAAACTATATGGATTGGAATTGATATTTACAATTAAATTTTTCCAATTTCTAAATTTAACTCGAACCTGAACTTCTTGTTTATCTATAGCTGATAACGGAATACTTAAACTATCATGTCGGAAAAAATAAAATGGTAAAGGAATCATCAAAATTCTTGGGTAAGCGCCATAATAATCACTAGTTACAGCAGCGTGTGTCAGTGGTGCGGCTGGCCCTAACCCAGTTTTTGTTCCCGTTTTGCCGACCAATAGTTCAAGACCTTGTTGTTGTGAATCACTCACAGCAACATCTGAATTAAGTTCCATATATTCACCCGTAATTCTTTCCACAGTCTGACCACCAATAATTAAATCGGCATATTCGATTAAAGCATGACCAATCGAATCTGTGTAACCAACCGGCTGTAAAAATTCAGCTGGTTTACCTAACACGACAGACACATTTTGATCAACCGTAATTGTTGTGTCTGTTACAGCTGTCACCTTGATGTTATCTTTGTTAAACGAGTAATCTATACCACCCTGATTTCCTGCGAAATAACAACCGATTGTTATACCAGTAGCATCATTAACAGTAATTGTTTTTGTATTTACTAAAGTTGCTGCTATAGTCGTTTCTATTAAAGGATATCCAAAACTCGATAAATTAACCTTGACGTACATGTTACGAATAAGGTCACCTTTTCTTGGAATAAAACATTCATTGAGTTCTCCAAAACTATTGGCTTCTTTAATAAATCCAGACTGAAGAGTTTCTAATGCAAATTTCGTATGTCTCTTAAATTTTTTAAGAAAATATGTGATTTGGGGATCACCAGTTAAAAATTCATCCTGTATACCCACACTCGCAAGCTGAATACGTCCTCTCGACATTATTTAATATTATATGCGAGAAAAATCATTAAGTATATTTTCAAAGTAATACAATAAGAATAAATATGAATATTCAATTGAAAAAATTCAAGCCTGAGAACATGGGTGATGATAAAGTTTGTGTTTTCATCGGCAAAAGAGGAACAGGAAAATCGACTTTGGTTACTGATGTTTTGTATCACAAAAAACATATACCAACGGGAGTTGTAATGTCAGCAACAGAAGAGGGTAATCACTACTACAAAGAATTCATTCCTGACCTGTTCATTTATGGTGATTATGATAAAGAAGCAATCGAAAGGGTTCTCGAAAGACAAAGACGAATAATTAATGCAGGAAAAAAAAGTTCATCTTTCATCTTGCTTGACGACTGTATGTACGATAGGAAATTTATGAAAGACACGTGCATAAGACAATGTTTTATGAATGGTAGACACTGGAAACTATTTTTCATGTTAACAATGCAGTACTGTATGGATTTATCACCTGACTTACGAGCAAATGTTGATTATATTTTCATTTTGAGAGAAAATATTGTCCAAAACAGAGAAAAATTATATAAATCTTTTTTTGGAATTTTTCCAAATTTTCAGATGTTTAACCAAGTCATGACAGCATGCACAGAAAATTACGAGTGCCTCGTTTTAGATAACACTTCCAAAAGTAACAAAATCGAAGATTGTGTATTCTGGTACAAAGCAAAACTACGAAAGAATTTTAAAGTTGGTTCTCCGGCCATTTGGGCATATCACAAGAAAAATTATAATCCAAGACACGACCCAACGATGAAAGGAGGAAATCCAAATAATGTACAACAATCCGGTCAAAGAAAAACTTCTGCACTTACAGTAAAAAAAGTAAGATGAAACTCGACGTGGCCAGGCGCCCGCTCATTGGGTATGTCATTCTGATGCTATCCAAACTCTATAACACCCATTTCATTTCGGTGGCGTCTTTAAAAGAAGAAAGAGCAATTTCAAAGACTGACGCCGATCACAAAAATACTGAAATTTACCAAGTATGAGGATTTTTTTTTCTAATATTATAATATAAAAAAAAAATGAGTGCGATTAAACTTGGTGGTACAAATGAATTTAAGAAAAAACAAACAGAACTATTTAAAAAATTAAAAAAGGAACAGAAACTTAGAAATAAATTGTCAAACAATTTATTGAGATATTTGAATAACAGCAGAAATTGGCGAATTGAATTTGTTCCAAAAGCAAGAATTACGCAAGCTAATTTGATAACATTGAAAAATATAAGAAACAGACATATTGAGGCTATCAAAACAGCAGACTGGTTTCATAAAATACATGACAAAGAAGATTTTATTCGCTATGAGTTACGCAGTAAATCCACCAATTACATTGGACATTTAATTGAGATGGCAGAGAAAGAGCTTGCACGTAAACCCCGCGTCCCCAGTCCCTCTGTGGCCAAGCCACACCTGACCGTGATGGGGGCACCGCCCCGTGTCCGCAAAACTCGTTCAAACAAAGGGATCAAACGCGGTCCACGTCCCTCTGTGGCTCTCCCTGCGGTGCCACGCCTGACCGTGATGGGGGCGCCGCCCCGTGTCCGCAAAACTCGTTCAAACAAAGGGGTCAAACGCGGTCCACGCAAAGCTAAAGGTTAAACAACAAGATATTTTTTTTACCAATTCATAGGGTGTACGGAAAGGGCCCACGAGCAGGGACAGTCAAACTCATCTCTGGAGCAGAACAGCCGTATGGGTGGGATTCTGGTGAACAATTGTGCCATGTACTTGCGAGGCGATAACCAGGTGGGTCTATAGCAGTCTGTGCGCCAGTTAAAAACGCCTGGAAACCGTAGGCCCTGTCGGTCAGTGTACTACCTCCACCCGGCCCCGGAGCACCTACAGTACCTCCCGCACCACCCCAACTGGTCCCACCGGATGTAGTCCCGGACCCGCTTGCTTGGTGACCACCTGAAGTTGGTCCCAGAAATTCAGTTCTTGGTGAAATAAAGGATAAGATAACAATGCAGACAATTAAGAAAACTACGCAGTGTAGTGACTTTTTACAGATTTTTTTAAACATCATTTTTATTTTATTAATATATATTATTAATAAAATAAAAATGATGTTCAAAAATGAAGTTTTTACTTCTGTAAAAGCTGTACTTGTTTCTGAGGAAGAAAATAATATATCTGAAATAGATCTTGATATTTCCTCAGAAAAAAGAGAAATTTTTAAAATTTTAAAAGGTCCCGCAACTATTATTGGGCAGTGTTATGATACAAATGTTGTAGCAATGAAATGCAGACACGAAGAATCATTTTTTGAATTGATGAAAAATCGTAATACTTTACCTAAACCATTCCATGAAGAAACTGATATTGTGGGTCCAATACTTCTTGTTAGAATGAACGAGCATGCATTACCAGAAGATTTTACGGTTTCTGAATATACTGTTATGAAAAATTTATTAAAAATTATAGTCTAAATATATTTAAGAAATCATGAAGTTCGTCGAAGGAAATATTGGTTCAGGTAAATCGACTTTTCTAAAACTTTTACAAGAGAATGGACACCGAATTATTCTCGAACCAGTCAATGAATGGTGCAATCTACTAAACAACAATGGAAAGAATCTACTGGAAGAGTTTTACGGAGACCAAGAAAGGTATGCCTACACATTTCAATCAATTGCATTTCGCACACGAGTAAATAACCTAAAAAATTACAATGGTGAACTTGTTGAGCGTTCTATTTTCACAGATAGAAATGTATTTGCAAAAACATGTCACGAAAATGGAAAAATGAATGACATTGAATGGACCGATTATTGTTTATGGTTTGATTGGTTAGCCGATACATTTAATATCAAGCCTACAGGATTTATTTATTTGAGAGCTAACCCGGAAATAAGTTACGAGCGTATTAAAAAACGATGCAGACCCGGCGAAGAAACAATTCCATTTGAATATTTGAAAACACTTCATCTTAAACACGAGAAATGGTTGATGAACGAACCAAATGTACTTGTTCTCGATGTAAATGATGAATTTGAAAATAATCAAGAAAAAATAAATGAAATGTGTGAAAAAGTGAAAAATTTTGTGTTTTCAAGCTAATAATATTGTAATTCTTCTGAACAAATTATAATTATTTTGTGCTGCAGAATTTTTTTTTTATTATACAATTATTCTTGTGTTGAGAATGCTTTGCGGCACATGGGGCAATTTGCGGTTTTAATTGTCCAACTACATATACAGTCTTTACAGATTAAATGATCGCATTTTGGCATTTTTACACTTTTTTTATTATTGTAACAAATTGGACACTCAATAATATTTTTTGATTCTTTGAAAAATAAATCAAAAAATGTTTTCAGTGTATCTTCTTTATTTAGTAAATGAAAATCATCGCGGTCGTGTATTTTTGAAGTAATTAAACAAGAAAGGGGATTACTTAATTTAAATGTATATAGACAGCGCCCGTAAAGACATATGAAATTGAATATTTTATCTGGTATTATTTCATTATTTTTATCGGTGTCACACCATACATTAATTATATTTTGTTCGCGGTGAATACCACAAACTGAAAATGAAGTATCGAAGCAATTTATATGATATTTAGAATTATTTTTACATCTAAATCCTGAACGAGTTTTTCCATAACATTTTATAGTTTCCATTTTAAATTTTAAATTTAAATAATATTTTGTTTTTAATTATTTTCGTTGGCTGACTCTGACTCTGACTCCGACTCCGACTCTGACTCCGACTCCGACTCCGACTCCGACTCCGACTCCGACTCCGACTCCGACTCCGACTCAGGTTCATAACCAGGATCTGAATCAAACTCGTAAATTACGAATCCCACTCCGTTATCTACTTTCTCGTATCCAGCAACTTCTTCGTTGTCTGTGTTGTAATATCCGCATATATTTTCTTCTGTAATTTCGTATTCTTCATTTTCATAATTATATAACCGTTGCTCACCCCACCTTTTTTTAGTTGGGGCCATATATTTTACTTTGATTTTTTTTTCATCATCTTTGTGTGTTATTTTTGCAAGTGCAACCACTTGGTTTTCCATCGCTACGTCAATTAGTTGACCTATCATTTTTATTATATTATCAATTCAAAACTTTAATTGTTTAAACAATAGTACCCGCAAAATGTATCATAATTATAACTTCCATAATCACGATTTGTATATTTTGGATCTATTATGTGATTATTTTTACTATCAGTTTTAGAAACATCTTTATTTCCTCTTTTGTGACTCCATGTTTCATCATTACCATGTAAACGGTAAAAATGAAAATCCTTTTTATTTTTATCCAAAACAAGTGAAATAGAATGCGAACATCCGATAGGTTGAGTATTACTTTTTATTATATCTGGATAATCACTTTTTAATAATGTATCAAAATGTGAACATGTGTAATTATTTTTATCTATTTTTCTGCCATTTGTATCACCAGGTTCTCTCTTTTTTTTTAAATTTTTATCTGGTTCATCTACTGCATATGAATAACAATTATTAAAACTCTTAAAATTTTTTGAATTCCATGGATGTGTAGAATAATTAGATTTTTTAGTTTTTAAAACTAAAACTAAAACTAATACTATAAAAAATACTAAATATTTTATTTTAAATTTCATTATTTTTAATTATAGCCAAGAATTATTTTTTTTATGAAAGTGAGAGTTATGGGTGGTCAGTTAAAAATAAAACTAATCTATATTATAAAATGCTATCAGTTGGAGAAAAACTACAAGCGTCATTTGTAAAAAATGAATTCCCTGATATCGAGACAATGACAGCGTTTAATATAAATAGTGTCACAGAATTTACCAAACTCAAATCAGAAAAATTAAGTATTAAGCAACTCAATAATATTGCTAAAATTGACAAAGATTACAAAGAGTGTGATAATTGCAGATACACGACAATAACGACCCAAAAATATTGTGAAAACTGTACGATGATTTTTAACGAACTTAAAATTATAAATCGATAATTAAGTATAAATGGATATTTTCTTTGTGGTTTTGTAATTGGTGCGTCAATTTGTTATTGGCTTAAACGTAAAAATCTTAAAAAAGTTTAATGACTTATCCGATCGTTTCGTGTAACATGAGTAAGAGCATCCCGTCGCTTCTGCTGTTAAAAGTCGCAGAAGAATGCACCGTGTGTTAATAATGACTGTATTCGGTGCGCAGAAAGGCGGTTGATCCGCCAACTTCTTAGAAAAAGTTTAAAACATGGTGTGAAGAGTCACAATTTCGCCAAATGGCTTCATCGTAAGTATGGAACTTTAGTGATATGGCGGCACCGTAAAGATGGAGTGATGGGGAATGCACTGCCGTGTGTAATTTGTAGAAAAGCAATGGAGAAATATAATATTCAGTGGATAGCTGGGATCGGCGGTGATGATATGTGGGTCAATAGTAAAAACCCAGAAAATTTGCCACCGTCGATGCCAACCAATAAGCAACGTAGATATATCTTCAAAAAAGGAAAAAATACTTAAACATTTAGGGTGTTTATATAATATGAATGACACGAACTCATATTTTAAACAAATTGAGTCAGAATCTGTATGAGACCATCAGGTCTCTTGAACTTGCGCATCAACGAACATTTGACACACACGAATTAAAAATAATAATTCAAAACTACTCCAAATTGTAAAAAAAAATGTGTTTGCAAGATTTTTTTACAATTTTGAAAAAAAAGAAATATGAAGAACTTTCTTCAATTTGTGATGAAAGTGATGAATTTAATATTTTGAGATGTTCGTATATATGGGCAAACAAGATAGCAATCAAAAATGATATTAATGAAGTCAGAATTGGAAAGGATAGAATTATTTTTGCCAATGATGAATATTTCAAGTTTGATTATATGCTACAATTTATACGCAAGTGTGAGAATATGTTAACCATAATTGCATTAGGTTTTGTGAATGACGCCGAACAACTAACCGAAGCCGACGCAAAATGCGCAATAAATCTTAAATTTACAAGTGAAAAAAACTTGGACAAATTTATAAATGATTTACATAAACATATTTTAATTTATAAGAGGTATGACACATATGATAAATCGGTCTTGAAGTTTAAAAATTTCAATAGGTAGGGGTGAATTAAATAAAGATGGTTAAGAAAAGTAAATAGAAAACGGATGGCTGGGCACCATGTATAGAATTCCTTTTCAAAATCTATATAATTCTATAGTGTAATTAAAAAATAAATGCGTTTAGTAAAGATAGATGGACGATCCCAAAGTACGCAAGAAACGCCAAGCAAATATTAAGAAAAAAGACAAAGGTAAAGAAATTTATAATCAAAAAACGATTAGAATTAAGGAGGGCTACACTTCTTCCTCGAAAGACCCAAAGTAGTTTCTAAATTATTTTTATCACGTTTGAGTGGAGTTTCTCTTTTCAATTTGAGTGATTGATTTTGTTTTCCAGATGAATTAATAATACTGCTTAATTTCCGTGTATCATCATCCACTTTTGTAGTAGAATTTTGTTGTATTGTAAATTGTTTATTTTCTAAAATATCTTTATAAATTATAATATCAGAAGGTAAATTATAGGTAACCCGCGGTGTTAATTTTGATCTAAATTCTTCAATACTTAAAGGTCCTCCAAATGTTTTAAGGGCGTACCGAGAAGGCGCCAGAGAAATATTTCCCAATTTTTCACCCGATCTTTTTCTCAAAAGTGAAATATTTTGACATGTGGTTTGTATTTTATAAGAAGGAAAATGATCTAAATTAAAAGATTTCATACATGACCATGAACAAAAATGTCCCATGGTATAAAATTTATTTAGTTTTTCGCAATATTTATAAGGTAAATGGAGAGGTTCATGTTCACATTCATGGCAACACCACCAACAACAAACCATATTTATATTTAATTAAGTTAAATACTTAACTTTAATATACTTAATTAAAGAAAAATTTATTTTTGTCAATAAAAATGGTCATTGACAAAAATAAAAAAGACAAACTAACAGATTCAGAAAAAAAGAAATTGAAACAAGCAAACAAAGCCAAAGCAAACCCGGGAAAAGCTGCAGCGAACAAGGAAAAAAAACAGGAGCGTCGCAGTAAACAAGAGGCAGAAGCTGAACGCGAAAAACAGGTTAATGACGATAAGAAAGCTCGTAAAGCTAAAGAACTGGCAGATCAAGAAAAAAGAAACAAAGAACAACTGGCTGCCAAAGAATTGCGCCGCGTTCAAATGAAACAGCAGCAGCAACAAGAATCTCTAAGCACTAACCAAACCCAAACCCAAACACAAACTCCACATATTCCCTGAACTATAAAACTCACTAAATTCAGCCAGCATGTCAACTGACTCTTTCTCATTTCCAAACATATCACAATTTGTCAAAATCTCTTTTTCAACTTCTCGTGAATCTACGTCACACACAACTGTGCAATTGTTCGTCATCACTCGTTCGGCAATTTCACATATCGATTGGTCTAAAGTACCATCACAATCTGGTAGACATTTCTGAATAAGATCACGCGTATGTGTATTTTCCTCAAAAATTACATCTACATCACGAACCGGTTGCCTCTTCTCTTTCAAACCCTCTTCAACATTAATTACACCGTCATCAGTTACTTCGTAGTTGCGTTCAGCTTCGTCGCGTTTCGCAGCGTCTTTTTCTTCAAAATCATTAATAATTTCTGGATGGATTTCACAGTCGGAACGTCTACAAGTGTCTTGTGTATCAAGAAGAAGGTCTTGTCGAGGTTTAATTAGGGATTCCCCAGTCTTTTCATCTTTGCAGTGATGGTATATTTCACGTGAATTTTCTATAACTTCCATAATTGAGTCAGGAATTACACATTCCAGTCTGGAAAGAGATGTTATAAACATAGAAATGCAATCACAATCATCTATGCAACGACTTTCTTCCACTTGCTCTTTGCGAGTTTCAATCATCCAATCTTCACAGAAAACGATTTCATCATCTCCTTTGAGAGGGCACCGAGCAAATACACACCCACGTTCTGAGATGCGGGTCACGACGCTGCCGTCCCAACACTCTTGGGTATCTTCTGCGCAAACAGTTGGTGGTTCAGGTGAAGTGTCAATTGGTGGTGACCTTGAAGCGTCAACTACTTCATCGCTTCGTGGAATCCCTGAGACAGCGCTGAACAGTGATAATCCGATTGTTAGGTACTTGAGAAACATTTTGTTATATTATAAATAACATTTAATTTTTTAAGTGTAGTCTGCATACTGATTTATACATTTCATTTGCTCCAATTAATTCTTGTTCTGTATTATCTATGATTCTTTTTGTAAAAGGCCCAAGTGTTCCATTATTACATTTCATACACATGGCTTTTAGTTTATCTACCTCATCTGCCAATGGAATAAGATATAAAATGTCACCAAATATACATTGTTTATAATCTCCATCGAGTCCAGCTACAATGATATGTTTATTCATTTCTAACACACGTTCAACAAAGTCTCTCAACTGTGAAAAAAACTGAGCTTCATCGATAGCAATTATATCAGCTGTCTGAATTTCATCTGTACAGAAAAGAGTAAGTAAATTATCTGTTTTTACACAATCAAATGTTATATTGTCGTGTGTCTGGAGAACGGCTTTGGGATTTCTGACATCTTTTGATGAATTAATAACCAAAATTTTTTTATTAATTGCCTTGTATCTTTTCAGTCGTCTTATCATCTCTGTAGATTTCCCTGAAAACATACATCCCATGATTAATTCTAATCGTCCTGCCATCCCGGCGCTTTTAAAATATAACTTTTTAATTTTTTAAAACAACTTTTGCCTCAGGTCGGAGCGTGGGGAGTACTTACCTAACAGCTGTTGAAGCTCCAACTTTTTTAGCTTCTGTTAAAGCTGTTTTAATAACAGCTTTTGAAGCTCCAGCTGCTTGAGCTTTTGCTAAAGCTGCTTTAGCTTTCGATTTAGCATATTTGGATGTCATACTAAATGTCAGTAATAGTAAACAAATTCCGATAAATAAAGGAATCCAAAACTTTTTATCTTTAAATAATTCATCTGTTTCATCTTTACAATTATCATATGATTTTTTCGAAACGAGTACTAAATTATAAAGTAAAAGAAAACCTACTAAAGTTAATACAAATATTTTTGGTTGAAATATCATTTTTATATTATATATAATATAAAAAAAATGAGTAGAGATAAAATTAATTGGCACCAACAACAAGAATCTATATTAAAAACATGGGGCGAACAATCAGCTTGCTATAGATATATGCATTTCAAAGAACATCAACGGTATAAAAAATTAAATATGACTTTCACTTTACCTATTATTATTATTAGCACACTGACCGGTACAGCAAATATGGCACAAGAAACATTTCCTGATAATTGGAGTAAATATGTACCAATTGGAATCGGTTGTTTAAATCTAATTGCCGCAATTATGACCACAATTTTACAATTTTTAAAAATTACCGAGTTGATGGAAAGTCACAGAGTAAGTTCAGTTCATTACGGAAAATTATCACGGTCAATTAGATTACAGCTTACTTTGCCGCATTATGAAAGAAGTCACAAGGGAACAGAGTTTGTTAATTTCTGTAATCAAGAATATGATCGTTTAATTGAACAATCACCACCTGTAAATACAAAAGTTTTAACAATGTTTGAAAAAGAATATCCAGTAATGAAACCACCAACGACGCCCAAATCTACAAGCGGTGGGTGTTTAACCTGTTGTAAGGAGGATGAAGTTGATACAAAAGACATAAATTTGCAATTAGCTCGACCAGAAATTATGAAATTATCTCCAATTAAATTATATGATAGTGGTTTAGAACTATCAAAAAATAAATTTAATCCGCCTCGCATAATACGACCAAAAAATGTAAATGAAACACCACCACCACCAGCCCCAGCCACGACACCGGTTCCGTTTGCTGCTTCTGCGTCTCTATTTGATGAAATGGATGAAAACGAAGAACAACCAAGCGTAGCTGATAGAGTTGCTAATTTACAACAACAGTGTGATGAAATGGATGAAAACGAAGAACAACCAAGCGTAGCTGATAGAGTTGCTAATTTACAACAACAGTTTGGCGATTCTTCGGTTTAATTTAATTAAATAGCAGACAAGTACAAGTAATAATATATTAAAAAAACTAAATACTATTATATAAGGATAAGTCCTTTTTTTTATTGGTTTTATAACCCGATCTTGTAGTGCGTCATTTTTGAAAACCATATCTATCGCTTGATTAGTAAGATCGCTCATAATATGGATAACTTTATTACAATTAAGAGAACAAAAAAAAATATTAAAAATATCTTCGTTGGTAATGTCGAAGCGGTAAATGCATTGCAAACTGCAATCACTAATAAAAAAACTGTAAACTTGTATGGCCAATCCGGAACCGGGAAAACATTTCTTATTGATATACTGTTAAAACACAAATATGTAGAAATAACACCTGAATTATTAAGAAGTAAAAATGTAACCTTGGATTTTTTAAATAAATTAAATTATTCATCATCATCCAATGTTGTTATAGATGATTTAGATTATGATTTAGTCGGAACCAAAGAAATCATAAAACTAATTGAAAACGGTACTCGAATTACAAACAAATGTTTTATTATTGTTTCACGATTTTATAAACCCATAAATAATTGTGAAGAAATCGAATTGAAAAAACTGAGTATAAATCAATTAGTAAATTTAGGACGTTCTCGATTTTCTACTAAACATTTTCATCTTCCATTTATGGTAAATGCTGCAAAAAAATCAAGAGGAAATATTCGTGATTTTTTATTAAATATTGAATTTGCAAATACAAAAGATATATTTAAAACACCAAAACAAATGATATATGATTTAACATGTTCGGATGTAAAATATCCAGAAACTCCAGATGTTAATACTTGTAAAAAAATTCATGAACACGGATACTCGTGGGGAATTGTTCATGAAAATTATTTAGATGCTCCAAGCATTGAAAACTGTTATTCAAACGTTGCAGATTATATGTCAATCACAGATACATTAGATAATAAAATTTATGAAGGAAACTGGGAATATACAGAATATTTTAGTTTTCACGGAATTATCATGCCGGCAATTAAAATAAATCATGAACTTCGTACAGAAACCATGAGACCGGGGAGTTCATGGACTAAATACAGTAACTATAAAATGAGAATGGCTAAATTTAGGGCGCTATCAAGAATTGGTCGTAAAATAACAATGGAACACGTGTATGGTATTCAAAATTATTTACTGAAAGATGATATTTCAATGGCACATAGCTATAAATTAGAATCAGCTGATTTAGACATAATAAACCATTTATGTATAAAAACAAAGTTAAAACAAAAAAACTTATTAAAATTAAAGTCGCGACTTAAAAATGAATTGGCGAAAAACCAATGATGATGATGATGATAGCGATTCAGATAATGAAAATATTATCAAAACAATAGGGAGCGACATTTATTTTCATGCAGAAGTAGATCGAAAAAATATTTTTAATCTTATTGAAAATATAAAAAAGTTAGAAATCGATTTACTGAAAAAGTCTATAGAATTAAATGGATATGTTCCCGAAATACGATTATTTATTCACAGCGAAGGTGGTGATGTATATTCAGGATTTAGTGCCATGGATCATATTCAAAACTCGAGAGTGAAAATTACAACAATCGCAGACGGGTGTTGTGCGAGTGCAGGGACATTTATTCTCTTGGCCGGGGAAAAGAGATTGATGAATCCACATAGTTATATTCTTATCCATCAAATTTCATCCGGAGGATTTTGGGGGAAATTTGAAGAACTCAAAGATGAAATAACCACATGTACAAAAATAATGGATATGGTTAAAACCGTGTATACAGAAAAAACAGAAATCCCACAGAAAAAATTAAAAACACTCATGAAAAGAGATATTTATCTTTCTTCTGCAGAGTGCCTGCGATATCAGATTGTATCCGGGCTTTATTGAATTTAATTAAAAAAATTATTTTTTAATTATTTTATTAAAATGATAGATTTAATATTTCCTATAATAAGTTTATTAATTTTTTTTATAGGATTACCAATTGTTTTTATATGCTGTTTAAAAAGTCCGAGTGAAACTAATTAAATTTATTTTTCTTTTAATAGTTCTGCACAATTTCGTGCAAGTGTATCTACTTTTTCATTTTCTGCTATACCACTATGAGCTTTTACCCAACACCACTCAATATTATTAAATTTGTCAACTATATTAACCAAAGATTTCCAGTACGTTTTATTTTTGACTTCTGAACCTTGAGATGTTTTCCAATTATTTTGTTCCCAATTGTACACCCATTTTGTTATTCCGTTTTTTACATATGCGCTATCTGTAAAAACCTTAACAGATCGCAATCCAATCATATGAGCTTTTATCAATGACCGAATAACAGCTGTAAGTTCCATGATATTATTTGTGGTATTTGGTTCTTCTCCGCCACAAATAGTAAAATGTCCTTCACAATGCCCCGCCCATCCACCAACACCTGGATTACCTAAACAACTCCCGTCTGTATAAATTTCAGACATATTACTTACTTGTAAGAAGATAATCTTTATAACGATACTTTGCATAAATCAGAGAATCACGGGAAAATCATTTGTTATTTTTTTTCTTTACGTAAAATTTCATTTTCATCTTTTAATTTAATATTTTCTCGTGTAAGTGAACCAATTATACGATTCATCAAATCGATTTCATTGTCGCGCCTGGTTGCAGTTATTGCTTCTTCTTTTCTTTTTGAATCATATGCCACGTGTTTTTTTGATTTTTTGTGAGCATTATAGGTGGACTTTGACCTATAAACAAACCCAGGATTGCAAGGACATGTTAATTGCTCAACAATTGCCGAACTCATAATTACTTATTTTATAAATGAATGATACGTTTCTTTAGGTGTATAACCTTCAAAAAAATGATTTCCATGGAGGTGACGCAAGCATACCTTCACCTAAACCAAACAAATAACGACATAGTAAATACGCGAAAAAACTGATAAACATTGAAATCACAGCAGTCGTAATTACTTTTTGGGTTTCAGATTTTCGGCGATCTAATTGTGTACGAACTTCAATCGTTAAAGCCGTGATAATTCCTAACAATATAGAATTCAAAGTGAACGCCTTGAGAATTGTCGTTGGACGCAAATCAACTACGGGTTTATAATAAGTCATTTACTAAATTTTAATATTTTTTTTTCGTACAGAAAAATATTAAAATTTGTTTTTTTTTTATTTTTTATTTGTTTTTTAAAAAACTAAAAAAAAAGTTTTTTTTTAGTTGGAGAAGGCTAAGCCACCCATACCTGACTGGATGCGCAGAACGTTGTAGTTGGTGGCGAACATGTTGAGGGTGGTGCAGTCACCAGTGTAAGTGGCACCGGAAGTAGCGCCTTTAAGAGTGACCTGGACCTGGGCGTTGTCAATACGTGAGAAATTGCAAGTGCCAGTGGGCTGGTGCTCCTCGGGTTTGAGGGCGAAGGAGTAAGAGTAGACACCTGGGTATGGGCAGCCACTGTGGTGGTTGAAGGGCTGGACCTGGTTAAAGTATTTGCCTTTCTGCTCCTTGAAGCGGTCCTGACCATTGAGAATGAGTTTGAAGGTATCCAGAGGACCAACGGACGCGTCTGCTGCAGGCGCGCCATCTTCAGACCATCGGCAGTGAGAGTTAGAGTTGGCACCCTGCAGCGCAACGTCGACATTACCAGTAACGTATTGTGGGACACCTGTACCACAAGTGGTTGATGACAGGCAGAGAGCGTTAGCAGTAGTAGCAGCCGTAACTGGGTTGCATGACAGAACAACTGAGTTTGAAGTTTGGGCGTTGGAGGTAAAGTTCCATACGGCAGCATTTGAAACTGTCCCGTCGTTGAAGCACCACACCAGCTCTTTGACTGGGTGATTGTAGGACAGGCGGACCTGTTTGGCGCTACCCGCAATGACAGTGTCGGACCCAGTGTGCTGCACCTGCTCGATGAGGTACTCGTGACCTTTCTGGGCGAAGCGGCGGCGTTCCTCTGTGTCGAGGTAGACGTAGTTACCCCACACTTTGAAGGTGGAGTTATCGGTGTAAGCAGCAAAATCGGCTGACAGATCAAAGTCGAGGCGGACTTCGTGGTACTGGAGAGCAATCAGTGGCAGGTAAAGACCTGCGTTGCGGTTGAAGAAGAACAGCAGAGGCAGGTACACGGTACCGGCGGCACCAGTCGCGTTGGATGTCATCTTGGCGTAAGTGGCTTTCTTGGACTCATCCATATTCAGCTCGGAGTACAGACGCCACCACAGCTGGTATTGTTTGTCAATGCGCTGACCACCAATGGACAGCTCAATGTCTTTGATGGCACGCTCAGCCGCCCAGCAACCTGAAAGCACTTGAGAGCCGGCACGAGCATTAACGGCGCTGGTCAGAAGTTCGATGTACATATCACCGATCAGATCACCATTGCGGGCGACGGTCACGGACAGACGACCACTGTTACCGGCTGAACCGTTGACAGTCTGCTCAATGTTCTCCATGGCAAAGTTGGTGTGACGTTTGTACACCGCCTGGAAGAAAGTTACTTTTGGGTTGCCAGTCAGGTAGACATCCTGGGCCCCGTAAGCTACAAGTTGCATAAGACCACCAGCCATTTTGAGATATTTTTTATACTATAGGCCAATATTTTATTTTTGAGTTTGGAAACACACGCGCGAAAAAACTCCATTGGTTTTTTTCTAGGTAATATTTTAAAAAACATGCCTACACGAAAACAACAAGTAATCCCGACTGAGGAGGAGGAAGAAATTCTCAACAGTGGAGATGATGACTCAGGTGACGAGGAAGACGACATGGATTTTATGGACATGGGTGGTCTTCTGAGTTCTCTGTTGACAACTGAAGACGGTGATAATGTTACAACTGCTCTGATGAAAATGTCTCTGATGTTACAGGAGCAAATCAAAACTCAGAATAAAATTTTAGTGAAAATTTTGTCTGCTCTGGAAGGAAAAATTCCTTCAGAAAAAGTTACTTAGAAAAATAGAACGTTATTAAGATAACAACTAACTAACTAACTAACTAAGTATGGTGGACGATCATGAGTATGCCACCACAATGGCACTTTCAACCGCTGATATCAAGAATTTGACTGAAGAGGAGGTATTGGAACGTCTACTTCATTTTGAAGAAGCTTGGCAACTTAATGCAAAAGGTGATAAGATTGCTCCACAGAGAATCGGATTTATTCAATACTTTGAACACGATGAGCTTGATGAAGACGGTTATCCGATAAATGCAGATATAAATCAACTTGCTGAGAAGCACCGTATCAAGATATCCAAGCTTGGAACATACTATCACCATGCCCAAGCAGAACTTAATATTATCGACAATGATTCAGAAGACATTAATGGTGACGAGTTCAAGATTTCCGTAAGAATTAATCGTCTGATTGATGTTGTTGATGATGCGTATGAGACAGTTTTTCGGTATGTGAGACAATATGACAGAATTAACCATCCCACCTATGCACCACCTGATCCAGAAAACGACCATTCCAAATTTTTTCGTTGCACAACGATGGACATTGGAAAGATTGATGGATATCAAGAGCTTCTTCTTGGTCTTCTCAATACAACGTATGTTGAAGAATTTCGTCGATACAAAGAACACTGTTGTCGACAAATTGAAACCGCGGATGGTCACAAAACAAAAGCCTGGAAGCCAGTCATGTCGATTACGGACTTTGTATACAATGTTGCACAAAAAGAAAGTCGGTTTGAAGTCTGGAAGAATTTGACATCAAAAGGCAATGCGTCCGCGAGTATCAAACATTTGAACGAATGCAAAGATATTCAATTTCCACAAATTAAAAAAGACCGTCATACTTGGTCATTTAAAAATGGTCTTTTTAGTGGAAAAGAGTGGTCTAAGGAAAAAGGTGAATATATTTGTCGATTTTATCCTTATGACCAAAACCAATTCAAGAAACTTGATCCGTGTCTGGTAAGTTCCAAATATTTTGATATAAATTTTCAAATGTCTGGAGAAGATGAAGATTGGCGGAAAATTAAAACACCGTTTTTTCAATCAGTTTTAGACTATCAAAATTTTGAATCTGAAGTGTGCAACTGGATGTACGTCATGGGTGGTCGGCTTTGCTTTGATGTTGGAGACATGGACAAGTGGCAAATTGTGCCATTTTTGAAGGGTATTGCTCGATCTGGTAAATCGACCCTTATCACAAAAGTTTTCAAGAAGTTTTATGAATCTGAGGATGTACGAACACTTTCAAACAACACCGAGCGAAAGTTTGGTCTCGGAAGTATTTACGACGGTTTGATGTTTATCGCACCAGAAGTAAAAGGTGACCTTTGTTTGGAACAAGCTGAGTTTCAGTCTCTGGTCTCCGGTGAAGACATTTCTATCGCTATTAAGCACGAAAAAGCGAAATCAGTCGAGTGGAATACTCCAGGAATTTTGGGAGGAAATGAAGTTCCAAATTGGAAAGACAACTCGGGAAGTGTTTTGCGCCGAATGTTGCCTTGGAACTTTGGTAAACAAGTTGAACACGCCGATCCACAACTCGATGATAAGCTTGATGCTGAATTACCTAAGATTTTACTTAAATGTATTCGCGCTTATTTGGAATATTCACAAAAATACAAAAACAAAGATATTTGGAATGTAGTTCCAAAGTACTTCAAGACGATCCAAACCCAAGTCGCGATGGTCACAAATACACTTCAGAATTTCTTGGCTTCTGAAAAGGTAAAAATTGGTCCAGATTTGTTTTGTCCTCAGAAACTATTCACAAGTGAGTTTTTTCAACACTGTACCGAAAACAATCTTGGTAAACCAAAATTCAATCAAGACTTTTACGCGGGGCCATTCAGCACATATAAAATCGAAGTGCGGAATGAAACAGTTACACACAATAATACTGCGTATGCTATGCAGCCAATTATTTACGGAGTTGACTTAGTATCTGATTCTGTTCATAATTTTAGTGGTGATATGTAAAAAAAAATGTATATTATTATTAATAAATGAATATTAATGAATGACTCAAATAAAAAAAAAATGATTGCGCAAACTTTTATTTTTAGATTGGGTATTCCTGATGATGTAGCCAAGGGAAAAGCTCCTACAGGATATGATCAAGAAGTTTTCCAGGCTACTTATAATTATTTAGGAAACAAAAGTGAAAATCATGTCCAGACTTTAAGTAATATTCTTAAATGGCCAAAGAACGCTATTGATAAAAATCTTGAAGAAACTCAAAAATTTGTGAATACTTTTACAAATAAAGAAAAACAATTTTTAGGACAAAAAGGAATTTTCAATGTGACCAAAGGTGAACAGGCATTTTCTTTGTTAAATAAGTTAGATAAACTAGCCCGCGGAGAACTTCAGGAAGTCGAAAGTGAAATAGAGAGAAAGTGGCACAAGGCTCGCCAACTCATGGGAAATTCAGTCAGTGCACGCAACCGTCTTCTTTTAAATTTTAAATTTGCCAAAGATACACCGGTGGTACCACCACCACCACCACCAGCACCAGCACCGGCACCCGCGTCACCGGAGGAGGTATTTAAAGGTAAACACACACCTCTACATTTATCAATGTATAACGGTACATTACCAAAAACTGTCCCACATGAAACATTGGATTTAACGAAAATATTACGCTTAAACAAATCATCTATATTTAAAGATAAAAAATATGATGAATTTTCTGTGAAAGTAACTGAAATTACGGGACGTTCAAAATCAAAATTTCAAAAAATATGGCAGATTAGCTCCGAAACGCAGAACATGAACAAGTTGATAAATGGTTCCGCCGGTGCATCTACTGGTTCAATTACATTTAAAGCGAAGGTTACCAAAGGCGAAACTACTGTCGGTGCGTCTTTAACTCTCCACATGTCTGGTGCGATACGTATATCTGGTGGATTTATAGATGTTAATTTAAATAAATCAAATACAAATTCAAATTTGGATTCGGCTACAGCTCAAGCTATGTTATTAAAAACTCATATATTTGATTCATATATTATTAATAGAAATAACTTGAGAAATAAACCAGTTGATTTTAATAATATTTCTGGTAATTTCAATATTAATTATGCAATTCGTATGCAAGAAAGTGCGATAAAAATTGGATTGATGTATGATCCAGACTTATCTGCTCAAATTAAGATTCCTTTGTCAACTGGTGCAACTATGAGTGTAAGTATAAGTGGGAAGATTCAACTTGTTGGCATAAAAGGCATGAATGGCGTATTACCTTCATTTAGAGAAGCACTTGATAAATTAAATCATTTAATTTATCAAAATAATGAATTACCAAATTTCAAAAATTACAAACCTACGCGGCCGACAAAAGTAGCCCGCCGGGCGACCGGACTCCCTGCTCCAAATATCACGAGACGTGGGACAACATGTCCGAAAGAAGCTCGGCCCATTCCTTACAGTTTCCAAGGTAAATGTCAATCAAGAATGTTCGGAGGGAAAATGATTGACGGCAGTGAATTTTATGTTCGACCAAATCCACAAGGCCAACCATGTTGTTACAGAAAACCAAGAAATACAACCTTTCTGAAAAATAAAGTTGCACATAGATATCACCAAGCAAATGTAAAAGTTCCAAATAATGTTGGTAATCTTTTTAATGTACCAAATTCAAATTCTGTAAATAAAAATAAAAATAAAAATGTGGCGACGGCCGCACCAAATATTAAAATTGTAAATGGTCCCAGTGGTCTTAAAATTGGATCTCGGCAATGTATGCGTTACACAAGAGTGCGCTTATTTGAAATTGCGTCATTACTTAAAGTGAAAAATTTGAAAAAAACAGACGGAAAAGAAGCTTTATGTAATAAAATCAAAGAAAGAAGTAAAGAACTTGGCCTCAATAAAACAAAAAATGTTGTGGGTAATTCAGCTATAACTATTACAAACAATAATGGTAAAGTCTATGCAATTACTGGCCAAGGTAAAAATCTGCGTTTAGGTAGTAGAGTTTGTTCAACGTATGCAAAACCATTTTTAATCAAACTGTCTGAAAAGATGGGTCTCGCCGCCAACGTCTCCCAAATGACAAAAGTTCAAATTTGTGAAGCTATTGAACAAGCCAAAAATTCAATCAGGACACGTCGTAACAATTTAGAAAGACAGAGACATAACCAAGCGAATCGTAATAGACAAGAACGACGCAGACTTGCGAGACAAAGAAACGAAAGACTTCGATTACAGAAACAGAGACGTCAGTTTGAAGAACAACGGAGAATTAATCGTGAACTTAGAAATAAATTAGGACTTGACAAAAACGCAATTCGTGCTGAAATTTCAAAACTTTTTGGTGTTGCATTTATGAAAAAATACCGCAATAAAATTAATCTCAATGAACAAACAAATTTATTATTTCAAAATTTAAATTCTGCTATTAAAAACGGTCGCATCGAAAAGGGTACCAGAGGAAATCCATTAAAGGTCGCGGTTGTAAATTTCAAACGCACATGGATTAGCAAAAAACGAAACAGCATGAAAACTAAAGCTCCTCCTCCTCGCCCAGCGCCCGCGGCCTTTAGTCCACTCAATGATATACGTAGACATTTAGGAAATGAACGATTTAACAGAATCAAAAATTCACTTACTCCGCAAATACTTCAAAATTATGCAAATTTTATTCATCCTAATCCAAATGCTAACAAAAGAAACACATGGATTAGATTAAGAAAATCATTCGGTATGTTACCAACAACACCGAATGTTGGTGGCGGTGTAAATGCGAACGTGGAGGAAATTTAAAAGACCCATTTAGTTTTAGTACCACCGTCATAAGCATACGCAAATCCTTCATCAATAAGAGATTGATTAGCGGATTGATTATCATTAAATAGTGTAACTAATAAGCGTCCGTATTTATCAAATTCATCGCATGATGCGCGAATAACAAGATTATTAGTCAAAAGTAATTTACGTATATCAGATTTACGGTAATGTTTATCAATATCAATATCGCAGTTAGTAACTAATTGTACGAGGCGATTGCGTGCGCGCTTAGCAGCTTTTTTTTCAAGGTCACGATTAGGTTTGCTCTTAGATGGTTTCATTTCAGGTGTATCAATACCAGTAAGGCGACAATTAAACTTAATAAATTTATTATTAAGAAAAATAACAATTTTACAGGTATCAGCGTCATAAATATCTACAACCTTAGCCCAAATTTCTTGACCATCAAGAGAGAATTCAGGAGTAGAATTATCTTGTAAATATAAATCGCTGTGAGAGTTTTCCATTATATAATATATATATATTTTTTTTTATTATTTTGATTGGCAGGCCCAGGCGCTCACCACCAGCCTGAGCGGAAGCGGTGGAAGTTAGAAACGAATTCCACAGCACTGGATTATTGTGTAAAAAAAAAATATTTATATAAATATAAATAAAAATAAAATGCCACAAAAACGACCTCATGCTTCAACAAATGTTATACCGTCTAATGTAATGCGCAATATTATTAGGAAAGCCGCGCGGACAAAGATGCAAGGCAACAGACAGGGAATTGTTCAGGGTGGAACGGGTTTAAATACTGAAGAAATTTTTGAAAAAATAATGACCGGTAAGCGTGTAACTAATAATGAAAAAGCTCATTTAAATGAAATTAACAGGCAACATCTAATGTATATTAGTAATGAATTAGAGTACGCTTTACAAAATAGATATATATTTAATCAAACTAGACAAAATCAACTTGTTAGTATTCAAAGATTTATGAATACTTATTATCCAACTTTATCTCTCAACAGAATCGCTTATTTAATGCAAGAACCTAATAGGGCACGTAATATGTGGGACAAATTTGCAGCTTTAAAAACAAGAACAAGTGTGCGGTCTTTTAATGCACCTAAAAGACGCCGCCGCGCCCGCCAATGACAAAACCGTGTCCCGTCTGGAAGTGGACTTCTAAATAAACCGATGAGGCTTCCTTCTAAGTAGTTAGTGCATCTCTAACATTTGCCGAGTTCCAGCTAAAAAAAACATTTTAAATGTCGATTAATAAGTTTATTTGGTTCGGAAATTTGTTTGATATGAATATCATGATAATCAAAATTATAACCTGGAAAAGATTCTTTAATTTGCTGAGATAATTGAATGGCATTATATTTTGTGTCAATATTTCTGCACACCGCATCTTTTTCATATCCTAAAAACTTGTCTTCCATGTTTGCAAATTTAGCAAGAACTTCATCTGAATTCTGACGTTTATCAAGTTTATGCCATTTATTTTGCCACATTATTTCATTATAAATGTCCATGGAATTCCCATTGCTTATTTGAAAATTCTGTGTTTCATATCCATTTTTTAATCGCACCTGTTCTGATTTGAAATCCACTTCCATGGTTATCATGTAGACTATAGCGAGCACAATTATTATTTTCAACATTTTTTTTTAAATTATATTATGTTGATATAATTTTTAAAACATCAAAAATTTTATAAATTATGTTGTAAAGTTCAACAGTATCTTTGACTTTTGTTGGATCCACAATTTCAAGTTCAATTTGATACTGAGCTTCGTCTTCACAATCGAGGTCTGTGGGGTCACCCGTTACAATTGTCATGTCAATTGACAAATTCTTACGAATAAATGAAATACGTTTTTTAAGCCGGACGCTGTCACATGTATCATCTTCTTCAATTTCAGTAGGTATTTCTTTTGATATTGAAAACCGAACATCATAGGGTTTATTTTCAATATTAAAATTTTTCTTGAGGATATTCTTTTTGAATATACTGATAGATTCCTCTGAATCTTCATCTACGGAAGTTCGTACATTATCTTTGTAGTAAACAGATGTAGTTGTTTCAACAACATCTTCCCAGCCCTTGTATTTCTTAAGGCCAATTAGAATTTTGTTAAAAATACTTTCGCCTACATTTGTATCAAAACTTCCGGTGTTGATTTTTCCTAACCGCATCTCAAATTCAATGTTTTCTTCATTTTGATTTTGTTTAAAAGGTGTTTCGATATTCTTGAAAAGTTCAGAACCTTCAGAACCTTGGTGCAGCAAAAATGTGTTCATTTTATATTAAAAAATAATAAACTTTATTTTTTAATATGAAAGGAATTAACAATTTAGGAAACACTTGTTATTTTAGTAGTATACTTCAATGTCTTTTACAAATTCCACAACTTTCGAATTATTTTTTGTTGAAAAAATACGAAGGGAATTGTGAATTTACAAGAGAGTATCAAATTTGTGTTCACACAATATGGAAACACAAGGAAACGTTTAATCCACACAATCTTCTAACAATTTTCAAAAAGAAATATACACAATTTGACAACCGCGGTCAACACGATTCTCAAGAAGCGTTTCTCTGTATAATAGATATACTCGAAAAATCTTTATCTGACTTTATTAAAAAACTATTTTATGGAGAAAACACACAAGAAACTATATGTAAGTCAGGAAAATCAATAAAAAAAGAAAATTTTAATATAATTATACTTTTTCCAAATAAAGAACAAACTCATATAAATGATCTTTTAAAAAAATCACAGAAATGGAATGGTATAAAAGATTATGAAGATAATAACGGCAAAATGTGGAACGCCGCTGCTACAAGAACAATTGCATCAGAATTACCGTATATATTAGTTATTTCTTTTAGAATGTATGAAAGAAAAATAAAGATTCAATTGGAAGAAGATATTGATTTCTGTGGTACACAGTATACATTATTTGCAACATCAAATCATCAGGGTTCGACCCCCAACGGTGGTCATTACATTGCGTTTACTAAACACAAAAATATATGGTATCTAAAAGATGATGAAATGTGTAAACAGCATGATTTTCCTTTGGTTGAATATCATTATTTAAGTTTTTATAAAAAGAGGTAGTGGTGGATAATTTGCAACAGGTTTAGGAAAACGAATGGCGTATTCTGCCTTTTCACCTGGTATACCTTTTCTCTGTATTCGTTCAAACAAACTTAAATTTTTGGTATTATTTAGAAATTTTCTCATTAGATTTAAATTTGTCTTTGTATTTTTATTTATATGTAAATTATATCCTCTTTTTGTTCCGAGGTAATATGCTAATTTTTGATTAGCAAACTCTGATACTATGATAGTTGTTTTAGTTCTATCACAGTATTTTTCAATGCGACCTAAAATATCGGTGAAAATCCCCTGACCTCTAAGAGATTCATTTATTCTCAAATCATAAAAGCGGATAAAATTTTTAAACACTTTTGGTTTTGGATTATTAATTTTTAAATTTAGATACCCATTTGGGCTTTCTGTAACTATCCTATACTTAAAGCTAACTAAAATGTCTGGATTATTTCCAGTTGTTGTAATATGTGAATCAAAACTACGGGAATTAGTAGGTTTGATTAGTAAAGATGAGTACAACTTACCTAAAATGTCATTGGAAATTGTGTTAATTATAGTCGAACGATTCATGTGTGTATATTATTAATATTTTTTTTTTCAAGCAGTTAGTCTATGTTTTAGACATCCTGAAAACGGAAGATTACCCACATGACCTAAAACTGTATTTACATCTGCATAAATTTTACCACCAGCTTGTTGCCAGCGTCTACAAAAGGCGTAATCTTCAGAAAGGTATCTTTTTGTGTCTGGATCAATCATACAATCAAAAACTGCATGATATTTATCAAAATCCCTGTTTTGGTGGTCATTCACACACCATAATTCTGGAAATTTTTCTTCTAGTATTGTGAAAACTTCTCGTTTTATAAGCATAAAACCAGTTGGTCCATCCAAAATTGGAATAAAACCATTTTCAACTTGCAAACATGATGCTCCAAAATTCACAACCAAAGATGCAGATAACATTGCCATATTTCGGTCATCATTTTCCGCAACAGCTTTTTCTGCTTGGTCCCAAAATATACTTTTTTTGGGATAACATGCAACGGATATATCATGTCCAGATTCAATAAGTCTCACAACAGATTCTGGATCAAAATCAATGTCTGCATCTACAAACATAAAATAGTCTGCATCAGATTTTTGCATAAAACGTCCAACAGAAACATTGCGTGCTCGATGAACTAAACTTTCATTCTCAGTTGTATCTATATAAAATTGAATACCTTTTTGTGCTAAAAGTACTTGCAAACGCAAAATACTGGTTGCATATTGTTCAAGACAAATACCACCATAACATGGTGTTGAAAGAAATATTTTTGTCATCTATCTTTGTTTAATTTATTGATAGGGGTTATTCTCTAAGTATTTATCTACAAGAAGCTCAATTTTATTAAGCGTGGGTGGTGATACATTACATGTTTCACACATTTTTTTCTTTGTAATACCAAGTTCTTTCATAATGACTACATAAGCAATACTTGTTGGATTCTTGCCCATTAGCTTCACACATTTCTCAAGATGATTACACATTTTGGTGCATTTAGCTGACATCTTTCTCCTTTCACCCTCAAAAGAAAATTCTTGTAGAAGACGTGGACACACATCTGCAGGTCGAGACATAATAACAGGAGGAGGTTGTTCATTGTTGTTGTTGCTGCTGGTTGCTGGTAAATTTTCCGTAAACATTTGTGAAGTTCGGCTTATATCTTTTGTTGGAATTCCAAATGCAGTTGCCACTTCGTGTATAGTTCTGGGAATATTATTTATTTTGCATGCATAGAGAATACAATTAGCCTTAATTCCTGTTCGTACTGCTCCACGCGTCAGTTTTTCTTCATTAAACTTTCTATACATAATTTGAGCAACTCTTATTATACCGTCGGGTAAATTCAATTTATCTTTTGCAATTTCATCCATTCCCTTGTATGCGTGGTACAAAGCACGGTCCCGGTGATTCATGGACATATGAAAACTGATTTTCGCAAGTTTTCTGTCTCGGTAGGTTTTACCACCGGTAATAATACTTGATCCACCCCATTGTGACGAAAAACGGTCTAAGTCTTGTGGCGCACCACATCGTGCAGCATCATTTACTTTACCAGTTTCATCTACATTACTGGACCACTCTGCTTCGTTTATCGTATAATGTTCGTCGACAACACCACATTTACTACAAACGGGTGTGTTTTCTGGATAAGCAAGTTGTTTCATACCACCGCATGAACAAAAATCTGGATTGTTGGCAGCTGTTTTTTTAATTTCTACTTCAGGTTCGTTCATCTTACGAAACATTTTCATCTGATGCCACATAACATCAATTTCACACATAGTTAATCAGCCTTTGTATTAAAAAGATTATAAACTTTATCTGTTGTTAAATCGCAGTTCGAACACGATCTTAGAGTTATTCACACATGTATTTTTTTTCATCACCTTCAATTTTAACAGCGGCTTCAATTTGGTCAATTTTTTTTTTGAACCTTTTAGCGCTCGGTGTTGTTGGACTCCATTGATTCCATGCTTCATCGAGTTCTTTAGCATCTGGTGGTAGACCACACATCTCTTCTGTATCAGAAACTACAAAACTATCGTCCTCGCTCTCTTCAGAGTCCTCAATATCTTCGATTTCGCTATCACTCTCTGGATCAATATTATCTACGAATACATACATATTTTTACCAACTTTTTTCATTGCAAACCCTCCTCCATCATTATAGTGCTCCAATATCGATTCGAAATCAACACGCTCCGCTTTTGTTTCAAATGAGTAAACCAATGCTGATTTATATGCTTTACCAATTGGAAGTAAATAAGATACAAATAAATAATTACCTTCATTTGATAAAACTGATGCAAAGTATTCGTCTTCGTCTTCAACAAGTACTTTAATATAATCTCCCTTTACAATTTCGTTCGGTACAATATCTCCCATTTTTTTTTTTTCCTTCATATTTAAAAACAAAAATATTTACTATATTTAGCACAGTTGTTATGAAAATTGAAATTTTATCCAAAGATGGTTGTAAATATTGTGACAAAGCATGTGAATTGTTAAATAATAAACACATTTCTTATACAAAAATAAATGTTGATAAAAAAATATTACAAGATAGAACAGACGGTGCCGCCACAACTTATCCACAAATTATAATTAATGATATTCATATAGGTGACTATTTCGATCTTGAAGAATATTTTGAATCAGAGAACGATCAATTATTAAAACCAAATCCAAACAGATTTACGATTTTTCCAATTAATTACCCAAATCTATGGGAACTCTATAAAAAAGCACAAGCATCGATTTGGACTGCTGAAGAAATTGATTTTAATGAAGATATGAACGATTGGAATTCACTATCGGAACATGAACAACATTTCATAAAATCTATCTTGGCATTTTTTGCTGCATCAGACGGAATTGTTTTTGAAAATATAAATAATAATTTTGCTCAAGAACTTCAAATTCCAGAGGCAAGGTCGTTCTATGCATACCAAGAACATAATGAAATGGTTCATGGTGAAACATACAGTTTACTTATTGAAAAATATGTAAAAGATCCTGTCGAAAAAGATAAAATTTTTAGGGCTATTGAAACAATGCCATGTATCATGAAAAAAGCAATATGGGCGATGAAATGGTTTGATACAAATATCCCAATTTGTCAGAGACTGTTTGCATTTGCATGTGTAGAAGGCGTCTTTTTTTCAGGAAGTTTTTGTGCGATTTTCTGGTTGAAGAAGCGCGGTCTTATGCCCGGATTGTCTTTTAGCAACGAACTGATCAGTCGTGACGAAGGACTTCACGTAGACTTTGCAGTTGAACTTTTAGGAATGTTGGAAAATAAACCATCCGAAAAAGTAATTCATTCTATTATGAAAGACGCGGTTCAAATCGAAAAGGAGTTCATTTTAGATGCTCTGCCATGTAAACTTATCGGCATGGATTCATCTAAGATGAGTCAATATATCGAGTTTGTGTCTGATAGATTACTCAAACAATTAGGATATTCAGCTATTTGGAATTCTACAAATCCATTTGATTTCATGGAAAATATTTCATTAGATGGAAAAACAAATTTCTTTGAAAAAAGAGTTGGGGACTATGGAAAACTATTGTCTGAAAAAAATATTATTTTTGATGAAGATTTTTAGTAGCCAACAAATTTCTTTGAAAAAAGTAAATTTTCAAATCAAGGGAATTGATGAATTTTAAAAAGGACATTTAGTTCCTGTTGGTTTTATACTTCCTGTGCATACTCCTTCATTAGGATTAGCATCTGATTTTTTTTTATTGCCTGGCCAGTCACTTTTATCTCCACTACTTTCATTTTCTGATTTATCGTATATATAATTTATGCATTGTAAATTTATTTTATTAACATATTTATTACAATTGTCACAATCAATTTTAGTAGCTTTTTTTATCGGACTTCCTGTTTTAGAAAATACATATCCATTAAAAATATCCTCACCTTCAATTTCACACTGTGCTCCTGAAACTGTAGGTGTGTCACCTTTGGAACTATCCTCTGATGTTTTATCTAAAGAATCTGTTGAGGAACCAGGTAAGAAGTTCAATATTTCCCTGTAATCTACAGTGTCTTTTGACCATATTATGTAAATTAAAATTGATATTGCTACAATTACACACAAAAATAAGATATCCACAATCATCTTATTTTTTTTTTTAACATAAGTCTTTATTTTAATACAAGAACTTGGCCACCGTCTTCACATCCACATTTCTTCCATGAGGAACCGGACAACACATGTGTCATATCAACAGGGGCTGATGGCGCTGTATTGATTGGTTGAGCTGTCTCGAGTAGAGCTGTAGATGTTTCAACTGATGTAAAACTTGAATTTGAGCCATCTAAGTTGGCGCCTGTAATAGAGCTCATCTTATTTGAAGAACTATTAATTGGTTGTTGTACCAGAGCGGTGTTAGCAGGTTTAGCAGGTTTAGCAGGTTTAGCAGGTTTAGCAGCGTTAGCAGCTTTAGCAGCGTTAGCAGCTTTAGCAGCGTTAGCAGCTTTAGCAGCGTTAGCAGCTTTAGCAGCGTTAGCAGCTTTAGCAGCGTTAGCAGCTTTAGCAGCGTTAGCAGCTTTAGCAGCGTTAGCAGCTTTAGCAGCGTTAGCAGCTTTAGCAGCGTTAGCAGCTTTAGCAGCGTTAGCAGCTTTAGCAGCGTTAGCAGCAGCGTTTCCTTCTAATAGCTCACGATTACCTTTCATAAGAAGATAGGTAATTACCAAATATACAATAGTATGTAAAATTAAACCATTTGTTGTTGGACATCCTGTAGGACTCGCAACCCAATCACCTAATACACCTCGCATGACTTTGTAAGTTTCTGGATTAGCAACAATAAAAAAGATTAGAGCGGCTAAAAGAGAGATGCGAACTTTTGTACTCAGCATTATTGTTTTTTTTTTGTTATACTGTACCACAACAGAAAAAATTTACTTAAAAGAATCCGGCGTTACTATAGTATAACAAAGAAACAACAACAATGGCGCAACAAATCATGAAGTCTACCTCTTTCCAGCCATCTACTATGACCTTCTCCAAGTTTCGTAAGAACAAGCGAGGGGGTGGAACTCTGTATATTAATGGTCCTGAAAACAAGAAGAAGTATATCCAGCTACCCTATATGCGTGCTCCTTTTGGTGTCAGCAGTTTTACTGATGATACTACTGGAAACACATCATATAGCCTCAATCTGTCTTTTGACAGTAACGATCCAGCGCTGTGTGAATTCCAAACTAAGATGGAAGAATTTGATAACCTAATTTGCGATATGGTTGCAAAGAACTCAAAGGAGTGGCTTGGTAAGCAATACAATATTGCTGTTATCAAGGAAGCTCTCTACAAGCCGATGGTTATTCAAGGCAAGACAGTTGGTGACACGACCTATTCACCAACCATGAAGCTCAAGGTTATGTACAATAAGAACAGGGAAGAATTTGAGTCAGAAGCCTACAATGCAGCTCGTGAACGCATTCCAGTTGATTCAATTGAGAAGAATCAGAAAATAATGACCATCATTGACATCAACCAGATTTGGTTCATTGATAACAAGTTTGGAGTGAGCATGCGTTTTCAGCAGGGTATTGTCGAGGAGTCTCAGAAGCTTCCTTCATTTGCTTTCCAGGGACTTGATGATGTTGGTGATGATGATGACGGGGTAGATTTTGAGTAAAAAAAAAACAATAAAACAAAAAAATAAAATAATAATAAATATTATTAATACAATAAATGGGTAGAAATAATATTTATAACAGGAATGTTGGAAATTTAACAAATGAGATGTATGAAAATATACCGAAAAATAAACGAGTTGCATTAGGTGCTGAACTTGTTGCAGCGTTAGGTGCTGATGGGTGCTTCCCCGAAAAAAAACTATATAAAATAACCAATTCAACCGGTAAATCTGGCTTTAAGTTACGTGAAATTATCACAGAAACGCCAGTTAGATATATAAATTATGCCAAAGGTTCAGTCCGTGGTAAAGGTACAGCAGAAGTTGCGTCTGGAAATGAAGGTATTGTTTATATTGGTTGCTTAGATGCTAATTGTGAAAAAGAAATTGCAATCAAAAAGGTTCCCAATCCAGACGTAGGTGGTAACTCACACGATGCCATCGTGGCTGCCGAAAGAGAATTTGATAATTTAAAGAAAATTCATACATCATCTGATCATGTTGTTACTCCGTATTTATTTACAAAGTGCGGCAATTCTGCTTACCAATATGTAGAATATTTTTCAGGTGGCGAATTAAAGAAGTGGATGAATACAAACAGATTACGCCCTGAGCATTCTAGAAATATTGTTTTTCAAATAATATTTGCTCTCAAACAAATACAAGCAAAATATCCATCATTTAGGCATAATGATCTTCATGTGGGAAATATTTTAGTCAATGATAAAGCAAGTGCAAGTGGATATACTATATATGACAATAAAAAAGTTAAAAACATTGGAGTAAAAGTTGCTATTGCTGATTTAGGTTATTCATCTATTAATAATAATTACGATTATGACTATAGACTAAAACATCAATATGGTATGAGCGGCGACAACAATAAAATGTATGATTTACATTATTTTTTAAATGCTCTTTATGCGGAATCTAAAGATCCACAGCTTAACGCATTTATTAAAGATGTAATCGGTGTAGATTATTTAGGACGAGGTTCCCCAATGTCAAAAAAGATTCGAGAGTGGAGATTGGCATATCCATTTACAAAAGATACAGTTTTTCTATCATTTGATGAAATTTTGAATCATTCATATTTCGACGTGTACAACAAACAAAAATCCCCGTCACCGGTAAAATCCCCGTCACCGGTAAAATCCCCGTCACCGGTAAAATTTAAGCGCCCAACTATTAGACCAAGGCCAAAACAACCAACTATTAGATATAACAGAAACACATTATTGAGACTACAACCAGCGGGAATAGGTAATCTTAAGTTACCTCTTGGTTTAAAACCAAATAATCATTTATTATTATTTCCTAATCTACCAGCTCCGAGACCGCCAGCTCCGAGACCACCAGCTCCGAGACCACCGAGACCGCCGCGACCGCCAGCTCCGAGATCGCCAGCTCCGAGATCGCCAGCTCCGAGAAAAAACACGGCGGCCAGATGTAAGCCAAAACGACCCGTGAGTCTATGTGGGAAAACCGTGAAACCTCAACACGGTATAGGTGTAGAAAGAATGACTGCGCGCGAGATGGCGGTCTTTATAATGGAGCATGCACCCGATGATGTTAAAGATAAGCTCCGTCAAATGAATAAAGCTTCGCGTTCACAATTATGTTTTTTACTGCAGCAGTTCTCTGAAGGTAAAAAATTAATGCCGCCACATAAAATAAACCAGAACCGCCGCCCAACAACGCCAAATAATGTAAGACGTAATAGATTAATTAAAATGGCTAGAAACCATATTCAGATGACCGGTAAATTAAACAGAAATACAATTATTAAGGTTCAATCATATCTTTCTAAAGAAGAGTTATGTAAATTTATACAAGACCAACAACAAATACTCAAAAGAAAATTAGCAAGTGAAAAAGCTGCAAAGCTTCTGGTTTTTGCACACGGGAAAAAATCTAATCCTACATCCAGAAAAAATACTAAAACAACATTCGTTTTACCAAGTAAAAATAATCGTTTAACAAAAAATAACAAGGCCGCTGTAGAAAAACTAAAATGGGAAATTCATTCTACTTTATTTGCTAAACTAACAGCGAATGCTACAAAAGCAGCCAATAATGTAGCCGCTGCAGAAAAAGCTCATGGAAATGCAAAAACTAAAAATACTCAAGCTATATTAACTGCTGCAAGAACAACACAAATTCGCGCAAATGCAAATTTACAAAAAGGTCAAAACGATTTAGAACTCCAAATCATGGCTGGAAATTTAGCGAAAGCGCAAATAAAAGAAGAAAAGCGTTTAGCGGAAGAAAGATTAAAGATAATTTTTAAAAGGACTGGTCTCAATTCAAATTCTAATTCACCTAGTCCAGGACCGAGAACACCCGGTCTGGAAATTAATTCAGTTGTAAATCAATTGGTTAATAATGCGTTGTTGGGAACACCTAAAAATTTATCACGTGTTGTTGAAAAAATTAAAGGATTAAAAAACAAAAAACTAAACCCTTTAGCATTTACTGTTGGTACACCACCCGAAAAACTTAATTTGAAACCAAATCCAGTTGCACCTCGCCCGGTAGTTTTTTCTCAACCAAAGAAAAAGACAACAGGAAAGGGAAGTAAATTAAATAAATTTCTAAGAGGAACGACCAAAAAAACAACAAAAAATGTTAACCACATTTTGGTAAAACCAACTTCTAAAACTACTTATTCAAGAAATAATAATGGGAGAATTAGAATAAATCCACCAGGTGGAAGAAGTAGACTATGTGAAACTATGTCTAAACCGGAAATTGAGGTGTATCTGCGTATAAAAGGTATAGTAATTCCTGATAAAATTAATGGTAAAAAACCTACAAAAGCTAAGTTGTGTGAATTACTAATGGCATAAAAAAAAATATTTATTTATATAAAAAAAAAATGCGAATGAATTGGGAACTAAATTTAGACTCGGCAAATCTTAGAGATGCACGAACTTATTTTAACAGATATTGTGAACTACTTAGAAGGAATCGTAATTATCGAAATATACCCCTATACCCAGTAACTTATTTTATAATGCAAAGAGATCCCGTGTTCAAGAATAATTTAAACGGTGATTCAAAAGGCGCTATCCTGGAGTGTTCAGGCGCCCCCCTCGTAGTTTCTGCAGATTTTCAAATTTATTTAATATGTGTGCTGGATTATATACCGCCGGAACGTATTAATAAATCAAATCCCAACCCAATTACCCGAACAGAATTAAAAAAAAACCCAACCAAATTTAAGAGAGGAACTAATCATTTTATTTGCGCTGTAAAAATGTATACTAAGTTATATTGTTTTAATTCGTGGGGAAGCGGTAGTTTCAAGATAGATATAAAAGCATACGAGGCGGTTAAGAATTATGTAAATTCACGCCCCTTGTCATCAGACAAAAAAATAAAAGATATTGTGGTGTATAATGGACCGTCATTGCAGTGCTTCCAAGGTTCGGCGGCTAATACATCTTTTTTATTACCTAATACCAATCAAGAAATTAAAGGTGGCTTCTGTGGAATAATATCATTTGATTTTATAATTCTTATGTCACTTTTGTATGCTCAAAAACAAATACCTAGAACTAAAAATGCTTTCAATAATTACGTTTCTCAATTAGGTGTGCACGGTATTATGTATGGAGGAACAGAAAGGGCCACACCGGCATCAAAAAATAAGTCTGCACCTATTGCTCGATTACTTAACTTCTTGGGCCAATCAAAAATGTTTAGTCCAGACAATCCAAAAGCGCGTATAGCTCGGAAAAACGTTAGACCATTAGCTAGTTTTATATCAGCAGCACCAGCACCAAACACAGCAGCTCGCCGAAACACACCACCAGCACCAAACACAGCAGCTCGCCGAAACACACCACCAGCACCAAACACAGCAGCTCGCCGAAACACACCACCAGCACCAAACACAGCAGCTCGCCGAAACACACCACCAGCACCAACCCCTAGGGAATTTATTTTGACTATTCCGACGTCTCGAGGTTCTGAAGCTGCTTTTGTACGAGTGCGGGGCGGGAAAAATGTGGTAATGGCCACATTATATAAAACAAACTACAACAAATTAAAAAACAGTACGATTCGTTCTGTGAACAGACGAGAACAATTTGAGATTATATATAATAACAACAGATTTGGGGGGGATTATGTTGTTCCATTTAAATCTATTTATAGAAATATGAACAATGAACGAATTCCAATTATCAATTTCTAACTTCCACCGCTTCCGCTCAGGCTGGTGGTGTATCAACACAGGCGCTCGAGCGCCTGGGCCAGATATTTACTGCCAATCAAAATAATAAAAAAAAATATATATTATATTTTATATAAAAAAAACATGAAGAATCAGAAATTATTGATAGTTGTATTAATAGGATTAGTATTTCTTTATTTATTAAATTTCCGTATGACAGCTTGTAATTGTGACGGCGGTAGCGGTAGCGGTAGCGGTAGCGGTGAACACTGGACTGTTTACGGGACCAACGGATGTGGATGGACTCGTAAGCAAATAGACCATATGAAATCAAATGGAATACCGCATACATATATTGAGTGTGACAAAAAAGACTGTGGTGAAATCACAAGTTACCCAACTTTAAAAAATTCAAGTGGTAAAGTAATGGTGGGATTTAACAAGATTTGATAAGACCAGTGATACCGATTCCACATAGTTGCTCTCTCAATAGCTTTGGCTTGAAGTAACTTCAAGTTCTAGTGGGCTGGTCTGGCCTTCAGCAACTAAAAAAAAAATATTCAATTAAATTATAAAAAAAATGGAGCAATTAACTTTAGGGAAAGTATACCCAGCAGGAGGGCGAGGGCGTTACAAAAAAGGTGGTAAAATTCCAAAAGCCGGTCTTTACATACTCCATAAAGGTGAAGTGGTTGTCCCTGCTCACCGTGTCAAGACTGTTGACAAGGCTTTGAAAAAAGACGGTAAAAAACCACTCAAAAAAGTATGTAAAAACTGTGTACTCACTAAAAAACAATTAACGGTGAGACGCGTTTCTTCTACGAGAGCGCGTCGGTAAAACCACTAAATAAAGAGGTTAACTTTGTTTTGTTGATTTTTGACAGACACGAGTTCCTTTTGGCATTTTTTTAATATTTAGTTAGTTTTTTTTTCCTGGTATAATATTAAAAATGAAAAATAAAGTAAAAAAATTACCAACGTCTGGATCTGAGGCATTATTTGTATATGATGATTGGATTAATAATAAACGAGTAAATAATTGCTATGCCTATGCTGTAAATGACCTGAGAACTTATAGGGCGCGTAAAAGTGTGCCAGGTAATCGGTCTGGGATGTCGAATCTTCCTCATACCTATACCCATTGCAAAGGTTTAACCAAACGTGTTATCTCTGACAATCCTAAAAATGTCTACAAAACAAAAGCTTGTAAAGCATGCAAACCAGGATTTTATAAAATCATGATGTTTACTGCTAAGAAATCTAAGAATTCATTGCTCAATGATCCATATGGTGATTTTCATTTTTTTAAACAGCATAATGAAATCAGATACAAAGTAAAAGATGGAGATACTGCCTATAGCATTGCTAAATTTTTCGATGTCCCAATCAGTAGAATCAAAAAACATGCCCCTTTTATTGCTGGTAAAAAGATTCAATTTAAAGTAAATACATGGAGTCACAAGATGGGTTGGGCAACCGGACCGTTGCTGACGGATGCGTGCGGTAAAGCAATTAAAGATCCTCGCAAAGCGTGTAAAAACTATTCTTTCAATTACAAAAATTATTGTAGTTCAATGTGTGTTCGAAAGAATGCCGTTAAGGCTGGAAAGAATTCCCATATCACTCATCAAAGATTCTAAATCTTCATCTTCGTCTAAATCAAATGTGATGTGAGACATGTATTCATCTAAAAAATTTTCATTCTGACCTATTCTATCCAAAATGGTAAAAATTGTTTCTGGGGAAACGTTAATTAAATTTGAAGTTTCTCGTCTGTTGTCTTCAATTTTTATAGTCACGGTATATTTTGAAACGTCAAATTTTTTTCTACAGACTGGGCATGTATTTTTTCCAATTTCTTTCCAATCGTTAATACACGAAGTATGGAATAAATGTCCACACCAAAGTTCCCGTGTTCCCCGTGTCCTTTTAATTGAATTTAAACAAATTGCACAAGTGTTTTCGTTGTTTTTATTATGTAAATGACAATTTTTACCATTTTTACAAGGAGTTCCATTTTTTGTCAGGGATTCACAATTAGACATTAATAGATATAAAAAAGTTTTTATTTTATTTTTACAATATTAACGACGTCGTCGTCTTCCTAATTCATACTCGTATGTAGCCATCACGTCTCTATATTTGTCTCGCATTTCATCTTCTATTTTGTTTTTAAATAAAATAATGTCATCTTTTATTTGGGACTGTCTACAAATTGGGCATTGATCTGAAGTAACAAACCAATTTAAGATACACTTTAAGTGATATGCGTGACCACAATTGAGACGTTTTGTTTGTGCAGAATTAGTACTCGGTACTTTTTCAAAACAAATTAAACATGTCTGTTTTAGATGTTTTGAACAGTAGTTATCCATTAAAATATTATTCTTGCATTTCGCGCCATCCGGTTTAATCCAATCACATGACATATTTTTGAATTATATTATAAATGAGTTTATTTATTTCAATTTCTGACCCACATCCATCTACAATGTATTTGTCACATAAAACTTTTTCATTAAACATTTTTCTATATTTTGAATCAAGGGATTCAAGATATTCATAACTAACCGATGTATCACCTTCTTGTTTTCTATTTTTGACACGTGAATAAGCTATGTGTACTGGTGTATCAATATAAATATAAACGTCTGGCATCCATGCATTATTATTAAAAGCTGTTGTATAGACTTTGTCTTCAAGTTCAGTTTTTTCCATAATTTCCCAGAAAACTTCTTTTGAAGAAAGAGGACTTCTCTCGTAAATTGCAAATCCTGGCAAAGTTTTCAAAGTTTGTAAAATTAACATTTGAAATAAAAACCCCCATCGCGCTGGGTCACTATAATATAAATCAAGTGGCCACTTTTCAAGTGGTTCGCGTTGGACCGTAAAACCCCTTTTTTCAAGTAAATTAAGTTGGGTTGATTTACCTGATGCAATATTTCCATCAATTACAATTTTCATTTTATTTCAAAGAAAGAGTTTCAAAGAGTTATTATTATTTCAAAGAGTTACTTTTTTAACTAACTACCTACAGTCTTCTAGAATACAAATTTTTTTAAAGATACTTACGATATCTTGGTGGCGCAGCTCTTTTTAAATTTGATTTTTTTCTGGAAGAATTTATGTTAAGCGCCGGAATAATTTGGTGATTGGTTATATATTTTGGTATTGGGCTTTGTTTGTTTCGCAACAAACCAGCTTTTAGTCTATTTGTATTTGTTTTAATTCTTCTTTTTTGGGAGAGAAGACGTCTGAGCTCTGTTGAATTCAATATTACCCGTAAATTGCTGTTATTTACAGGGTTGTTTTTGTGGTATACTTTTAAAACCCTGTTCCACATCGCGCGTTCTTGTTGCGGAGTTAAACGAACCATACGCACCGTTGGACATTCCGCCGTCTGATTCCATGTGGTGATTAAACTCTGAACATTTTGTTTGGACCACTCGAGTGGATATTGATTTCTGTAGTATTTTCCCATTTCACGAATTAATTTGTTCTGATTCCCTCCAACTAAATACGCAAGTGGACACTCTCCATTATTACGCAAGTCTACTAAATTCTGTGCTGTGTGTTTTTGTAATCTTCTACGAGGCAAAATAAGATGATTCATGTTTTTTATAAAATAAGAAAATAAAATAATACTCTTTTTAGTCAATCTCAATTGGTTAATTTAGTAAGTATCTGGTGGTACCTTCAATAAAGGTTTGTTACAGGATTGACACTGGTTTGCGAAGTTGTTGGGACGTTTCACCTGACCAGTGTGTTGAAGATTTTCAATCTTCTGGACAACTTGTGGACCCTGTTGTTGTAAAAGTTGACGATACGCATAGTTATCTTGGTAAGCAATGCCATGAGTTTTCATGACATAATCATTTAAAAGTTGAGCAGATGTTCCAATAGTAAAACATCTTCCATCAGCCATACCTAATCTCTGTGACATTTTTTGCGTTGTTTTTATATTTTATATTTATATTTTTTTTACTGAACTATAACTGAATTTTATTGTTGGAACGAGTCAATTTCCAAGAATGAATGTTTTTATTTTGTAAGAATTTGACAAAGTCTGGAATTTTGTAACCCAAAAAAATATCAAAAAGTTCAGAATTTTCTATTTTTTCAGTTTTGATTGTATCTTTATTTTCAAAAATCACATGATTGATGATGTTGTATGCAAAAACAATCTCCTTGAGGGTTTGTGCACCTGTAATAATTATTTTACCTGTACTGAAAATACTTACAGTAATTTGTTTCATATCTGCAGCTGGCTTAAACTTGATGATGGCTGCAGAGTACTTTTCTGGATTGTAGGTTACCTTAAACATGTGTTGATTCGAAAAAACTCTAATCACTTCATAAAGATTAACATTGTAATTAAGACTGAAATTAGTATTAATTAACTGAATTTCAAAACGATCACTGGGGATATTATCATCGGGTTCTAACTTTAAGATGAATCCCAAAAGGATTGAAAGTTGCTTTATTATACGTTTACAGTCAAAAATATCACAGCACCCTGCGACTTGAATACTTCCATTAGGAAAAATCTTGATCGATTTTTTGCTATACACATCTTGATATGCTAAAGTAACCTGATTGTAAAATGCAGTATTTTTGATTGTCCACTGTATGCCTGCTTGTTCACTACTACCTTTTTTACGGATGGTGATACCACTACTACCCATCGCCGTAAAACAGGAACGAATTTTGTCAATATCATTTTTTGAACATTTAAAAAGCTCCTTTGAAGTCATCGTTATAGTTGTTAGTTTAATAAAAGAAGGTTTGTGTTCATCTGGATATATAGACCTGAACTCATTCATGGTTAGCATATAGCTGAACATGTTGTTTGCAAGACTGGAATACGGCATATTCAGTTTTATTGTAGAAAGTATGTCTGTCTTAATTTCTTAAGCTAATTTAAACACGAATTTTTTTTCTACTTATTAAATAAGTTTGCCAAGTTCAATACTTCTTCTTCTTCTTCGTTAGAATTTGAACTGAGTAAGTGTAATTGTCGGAGCCAACTCTCATTTGAGTTGTAACCGTTACTACCTGGGGACCGTGAAGGGCTGCGACGGTTACTACTTGGTGACTGTGAAGGGCTGCGACGGTTGTAACCGTTACTACTACTGGAATAGTTTGGAGAACGATAGGGTGAATTCAGAAGATTTGGATTAAGATTTAAATTTAAGTTACTTGGTGACCGTGAAGGGCTGCGACGGTTGTAACCGTTACTACTACTGGAATAGTTTGGAGAACGATAGGGTGAATTCGGAAGATTTGGATTAAGATTTAAATTTAAGTTACTTGGTGACCGTGAAGGGCTGCGACGGTTGTAACCGTTACTACTACTGGAATAGTTTGGAGAACGATAGGGTGAATTCGGAAGATTTGGGCCAGGTTTATTTGAGTTGACCCATTTACCGTTTAGATAATTCCAGGTTTGGCCAACTGGGGCGCGTCCAAGTGGTCGTTTAATCCAACCGTTAGGTAAAACTGGAGGTTTTGGCGCCCCTAATTTCACCATGGTGTTTCTGTTACCGTTGTTATTACTATTACTGTTGTTATTAGAGAAGAAGACCATAGGTTCTTTCCCTGGTCTGTGTTTACGGGGTGAAGGTGAAGGTAGTGATCTAATTGGTGGAGACGGAGATTTTGGTTTTGGTCCAGCTTTATTTGAATTCAATCTATAATTTCTTTGAAAGTTGTTAGGAGCAAGTGCTACAATACCACCAAATCCGCGATTATTATTCATATTCATATTCATATTCATATTCATATTCATATTGTTTAAAATTCTACGTCTCAAATTGTCCATTTGAGATTTTTTGTAGACACTGAAACCTTTGATTTTACGTTTACGGGCAATATCTTTTAATAGTGTTAGAGTCTTTGCTGATACTACTTTATTTCTATTACTTTGATTTTTTGCTGGTGACGTGGCACCCGCATTCCTATTATTCATAGAATTTAATACTTTTTGTCTCAAATTTTCCATTTGAGCTTTTTTATATGTTGTGTAACCTTTCACTTTACGATTTTTCGCAACTTGCTTTAAATCTTTTAGGGTACTCATTCTCCTGACATTATTTTTCGTAACCATTTATTTAATTTTATAATTTAGATAAAGAAAAAAGTTTTTACTTGAGTAAGAAAACATGGCTTCTCATATATATTTCATTCTGGATCGGTCTGGGTCTATGAACGCATTTATTGACGATACAATTGGAGGATTTAATTCGTTTATAGCAAACCAACAAAAGGATAACGCAGACGGTGTAATGTCATTATTTTTGTTTAATGAAGACGTAACACCCATGTATAAAAACAAATCAGTCAAAGAGGTTGAAAAGTTGAATTCACAAACGTATTTTCCCGCGGGAACAACTGCACTATGTGATGCGATTGGAACAACTATTAAATACGCTTGCACACAAGACGGTGGTGAAAAGATTATTGTAATTCTTACGGATGGTGCTGATAATATGAGCAAGAATTACACAAGGAATCATGTCAATGATTTGATTTCTATCAAGAAGAAAGAAGGATGGCAATTTGTATTTTTGGCTGCTAACCAGGATGCGATTAATACAGCTACACAATACGGGATTGGGAATGGTGCAGCAATGACTTTTAATCAAGAACATACAGAAGATACATTCGAATGTCTTTCAGCGGCAATTGGTCGTCAAGTAACTGGTGAAAGTCAAGATGTCGAATTTACTGGTCTTGAAAGATTGAAAAGTTGTCCTCCACAACCACAACAGGTGTCTTCGGATGTTTTTACTAATGTAGTTCATGATTCAGTTGTTGGTCTCAGGCGTTGTTAAAAAAACATTTTATTAGTGAATAGTAATAAAATGCCCAAAGGAACTCGAGTTTATAGATGTGTCAAAAAATTAACCAGAGGTAAAAAATTTACTTATCCAGCAGCTATAGCTATTTGCCAAAAATCAACAAAACAAAGCTACAAAACGGGAAAACCTCTTTATGTAGTAATTTTTGATCAAAAGACACCGAGGTCCCGACTGCGTAAAATGGCTTAAAGATTTTTCCAGTATATAGTATATAGTAAAATGTTCCAGGCCATTAACTCTAAAGTCAACAAGGAGGTCGACACCGGTGCCTCCAACCATGCCGGTTGCGACAAGTTCCCGAAGTGCCCGGGCTCGTCCTACAACGCCTTCAAGGGCTCGTGCAACGCCCCGAACTAAGCACTGATTTGATATTTTTTTATATATATATGCCCGAGTGGGACTGATTTTTTGGTAGGATGCCCGAGTTGGTCTAAGGGGTTGGTCTTAAGCACCAATGTGCTCATGCACGCGCGGGTTCAAACCCCGCTTCTACTATTCAATAGTCCTCATAGCTCAGTTAGGATAGAGTAGCAGACTTCTAATCTGTTGGTCGCGGGTTCAAATCCCGCTGGGGATATTTGCTCCTATAACTCAGATGGTAGAGTGACAGGCTGTTAACCTGTAAGTCAGAGGTTCGAACCCTCTTGGGAGCGTTTTTTTTTTAATAATTATACACTAATTATTAAAAAAAAATTGACTTAAAGATTTGGATAAAAATTGATGTATTTATTTTAGGTGAATATTTTAGGGAGAAAAAAAAAATGAATAATCATCCACCGGTTATTGATTATAATCGTTTAAAAAGAATTTCACCAATAACGGATCCTTTAAATAAAACAGAGTTCAATAAAATTACTCAAGTGTGTATATTATTTATATTTATCGGCTTTTCGGTTCTTATAAAACGTTTCAAGGATAAAAAAGCCCAGAGGGACAAAAAATAATACGTACTACTATTAAATATGCTGTCTTCTAAATTTTTAAAAACATATCATCTTCGTTTATTAGATGTACTTTGTACAGGTCCAATTCAACTTTTGGTTTCTAAATATGTTGATAATGATTTATTAAAATTGTTTATGATTATAACTGGATTAGGTACAATTATTTATAATGGACATAATTATTTGTATATAAATAGAGACATCATAGATAAATCGATACCTTTAGTACACAATATAGAGGGAAAATATCAAATCCATCGTCTCTATAATATATTGATTATGTATCCTATTTTTAATTATATATACAATACGACAAAAATACCGCAACCTTTAAAAAAATTATTCAGAATCAATATGATTTTAGGATTTCTTTATAATTTATATTATTTAATTGTTCTGAACAATTAGTCGAGTAATGCTATTGTTTCTTAGGGAGTACACAGTTTTTACATACTTTTTTGAGTGGTTTTTTACCGTCTTTTTTCAGAGCCTTGTCAACAGTATTGACGCGGTGAGCAGGGACAACCACTTCACCTTTATGGAGTTTGTAAAGACCGGATTTTGGAATTTTGCCGCCTTTTTTGTATCGAGGTGGAGTTGATGGTGGGACTGGTGTTGTGTATACAGAAACAATATGAGACGATGGGACCCGCACGTGTTGATATTCGTGAATACTAGAGTTCCAATAAGATACTGGCACCTCACCTCTCTGGGGGGGTCCATTAATTCTAACATTTTGACCACCTATTAATTGTGCTCGTACTTCAGCCATTTTTAATTTTATAATTTAAGTTAATATTTTATTTTACAGTTTTTACATACTTTTTTGAGTGGTTTGCGTTTCGATTTTTTCAGGGCCTTGTCAACAGTTTTGACGCGGTGAGCAGGGACAACCACTTCACCTTTATGGAGTTTGTAAAGACCGGATTTTGGAATTTTACCACCTTTTTTTAAACTCCATGTTGGAGACGGAGGTGGAGATCCACCAAATGAAAATAGACCACCCCCCCCTCCTGGTGGGGGCATTAATTCAGCAAGATTTTGATAATTATTAGGATGTTGGTTTATTTTAAGGAAGGCTGATTCGTATCTTCCTTTTAGATTATTATATTTTTGTTGTTGGATGAGGGTTACTGGGACTCCACCAGGAGTCATCCATATATCACCAGATTTAAGACCCCTGCGTGCTGCACCACGTTCAAGTGTAACGTGAGGTATTCCACCATGCACTGATATATGATTCGCCGCAATCTGATCGCGGGGAATCCCTTGCATATTTGCACGAGTAGCATAATATCGAGACCCAGATGGTGTCGTTTTAACTAAGTATATTTTGTTATTCATTTTTTATAATTTATATATATATTTTTTTTTAGTTGCTGAAGGCAACGCCGCCCATACCAGCTTTAATTCTAAACACGTTGAAATTTACCGCATACAGGTAAAAATTGGTCGTTGGCACACTAGACGATGTCCCCATAATAATATGAGCATTGTCGAGACGACTGAAATTGCATGTGCCAGTTGGTTGGTGTTTATTCGCTTTCATGGCAAATGAATACATTTTGAGACCGCCTCCGCCAGTCGAAGCGACACTGGCTCCTTTAAGTAATTCGGATGCGAATTCTGAATGGTAATACCCTTGAACCTGTGTAAAAAATTTATCAGGTAAAGGCGTCCCAAAGAGTTCATTACCGTTTAAGTAAATTTGAACATCGTCAGTTATTAAAGTTGCCTCATCTGGTTTACCCCAAAGTAGGCATTTGACGGGATGGTTGAGTAAATTCAAATCAAAACGTGGTGAATCGGTATTACCATCTGAAGTGATTCTTTGAACTTGTTCGATGAGGATTTCGTGTTCCGTGTTTACAAACCAGTCACGCTCGTCGGTGTCCAACATTGTGTAAGTGGCGTAGTATTTGAAATCTGATGTGTTATCAGTACCCGCGTACTGAATTCTAATTTCGACTTCGTTGTATTGGAGCGCTAAGAGTGGCAAACCGTTATTGTCACAAAAGAAAAAGTGAAGTGGTAACCATTTTGCGGCTAAAATATTTGTCAAAATGTCGTCATCATTGTCAGCATTTTGTGTAGCCATAGCTTTAGCGCCCGAATCCACTAAGAATTTCTGCCAGAGCTGTACCATGTAAAATGCGTCCTGACGGTCTACCATTTGTCCACCAATCCACAGTTCGAAAACAGCTGGGTTTTCAGTATTAGCAAAATTTGCATTGACATCTCCTGTACCAACAGTAGCTGTATCACCTAAATCGATCCATACGTTATTTAAAAGGTCACCTTTATTTGGGATTTTAATAGTGTGGTCTGTTCCTGACCCCATTGGGTTTAAACGATTGGTTTTAAGTGCGAAGTTTGTATGACGTTTATAGTTCTGTCTAAAAAATGAGACTTCTGGTGAACCAGTTAAGTAAGCATCCTGAACACCTGTTGCGACAAGATCGATTAGGGCTCCCGACATTTAGTTTATTTATTATTATTAATAAAGAAATTATATATTAAAAATTACGCTCCTTATATTATTAAGAAAAAATATGGTCGTCTTCCAGGTTCTCTCGTGGGAAGCCAAAGATACTGAAGAAGGAGACGAGTATCAAATTAATATTTTCGGTCGTACTAAAGCCGGTGCGTCGGTTTGTGTAACGACTTCCTTTGCTCCATATTTTTTTGTAAAATTGTTTAGAAATGCCAAGCCACCTGATATTTTTAAAAATATAAAAAATGTTTTTTCTGGCATTGTTGGCTACGACTTGGTGAAATGCAAAGATGTTTGGGGATTTCAAAATAATGAATATTTTACGTTTATGAAACTGAATTTCACCACTATCGCGGCAATGAAGAAATGTGATTGGGCGCTCAAAAATCCGATGGTACTTTCCACTGGGGGCGGTGCAGTTCGTCCTAAAGTATTTGAGTCAAACGTAGAGCCTCTTCTGAGGTTCATGCATCGCACAGGGATTCAATCGACCGGTTGGATGGATACCGGTTCTGGGTGTTCTCGATCATACTTGAGTCACTGTGACATTGATTTATTCTGTAACAATTGGAAAAGTCTCAAGCCCGTTGTAGAAAGAGATGATATTGCTCCATTTGTCATAGCTTCATTTGACATTGAGTCATATAGTTCTACAGGTAAATTTCCTGAACCAACAGTTGAGGGAGATGCTTGTTTTCAGATTGCTTTTACTCTGAAAAGATACGGAGAAAGTGAAATTTTTGACAAGACCTGTCTGTGTTACAAGAAAACAGATACTGAACTGGAAGGTTGTGACATCATCAACTACGAAACTGAAAAAGATCTCCTGATGGGTTTTAGTGAATACATCCGTAAACACGATATTGATGCTCTTACCGGGTGGAATATATTTGGTTTTGATTTGAATTATATTTATAAGCGAGCAATTTTGAACAATTGTCCAATTGAATTTTATGAATTAGGTAAACTCAAAAAAAAGGTTTCTAATTTGGTCGAAAAGAAGTTATCGTCGAGTGCTCTTGGTGACAATCTGTTCAAACTCTTGCCTATGCCTGGTCGATTTATTTTTGATTTGTATCATGAGATAAAACGGCAGCATAATTTGGATTCTTATAGTTTGAATTCAGTTTCACAGACTTTTCTTGGTGATCAAAAGATTGACATGTCTCCCAAAGAAATGTTTGCTCGATTCCGAGAAGAAGATCCAGTCAAACTGCGGGAAGTGGCTGAGTACTGTATTAAGGATACGATTTTGCCTCATGCTTTGATGGACAAGTTGTGTAATTTTTTGAATCTGGTTGAGATGGCAAAAGCAACTTGGGTTCCTATTAATTATCTTTCTGAACGAGGACAACAAATCAAGGTTTTTAGTCAAGTAGCCAGAGAAGCGCGCGAGTTGGGGTACATGATTCCCACAATTCGTTGGGGAAGTGTTTCTGAAGCTTATGAAGGTGCGACAGTTTTGGAGGCGCAGACTGGCGCTTATTATGCACCAATCACTGGTCTTGATTTTGCAAGTCTGTATCCGTCAATTATGATGGCCCACAATCTGTGTTATTCCACTTTGGTAATGGATCCTCGGTATGATAACTTGCCTGGGGTGACTTATGAAAGTTTTACAATCGGTGACCGTACTCATAAATTTGCCCAAGAGGTTCCGAGTTTGTTGCCAGGAATTTTAGATCGTCTCAAACAATACCGCAAAAAAGCCAAGAAAGATATGGCCACTTCGACCGGAATGATGAAGAACGTATACAACGGAAAACAATTGGCCTACAAAGTATCTATGAATTCTATTTATGGATTTACTGGTGCTTCCAAAGGAATGCTTCCGTGTGTTGCCATTGCTGCTACCGTCACGTGCAAAGGCAGAAGTATGATTGAAGAAACTAAAAACTATGTGGAAAAGAATTACCCTGGTTCGGTTGTTCGCTACGGAGACACGGATTCAGTTATGGTTGAATTCAACGTTGAAGGATTGACTGGTCATGATGCAATCGTTAAAAGTTGGGAGATGGGTGAGAAAGCTGCGGCAGAGTGTACAAAATTGTTCAAACAGCCAAATGATTTAGAACTTGAAAAGGTGTATTATCCTTATTTTTTGTACTCTAAAAAGCGCTATGCAGCGAAGATGTGGGTTCAGAATAAAAAAGGTGAGATAGTGTTTGACAGTATCGATATCAAAGGTCTTCAGGTTGTTCGTCGCGACAATACACCCTATGTAAGAGAATGTTGCAAAGAAGTTTTGGACATTATTCTGGAAAGTAATAACCCGGGAAGCGCAAAAGAATGTGCCAGGCGTCGCGCGGTTGAGTTATTAGATGGTCAGGTTCCGATGGAGAAGTTGATATTATCTCAGAAGTTGGCGGATTCGTATAAAAGCAAAAATTTAGCCCATGTGAATGTGCGAGATAAGATCAAACGCCGAGAACCAGGGTCGGAGCCACAGTCCGGTGATCGTGTTCCGTATGTATTGATAATGGCTGATAGTGAAAAGCAATATGAAAAAGCTGAAGATCCAACCTGGGTAAAAAAGAAGAACTTGAGACTCGACTATCAATATTATTTTTCAAATAAATTTGTTACGCCGGTGTGTGATTTGCTTGAGCCACTTGTTGAAAATCCAAAAGAAGCAATTTTTGGAGATCTTCTCCGAAAACAAACGAAACGAATAAAAGGAGCAGCCACTTCAAAAAATATCGTGGAAATGTTTGCAAAATACGAAATTAAACATAAAATTGATAATTAATATAAGTAAAAACTTATGAATAATGGGTTTTGTTGAAGAAGTAACTAAATTATACAACGAGGAAATTAATTCTCAAGTAAATGATAAACTTACAAAATTTGCTGAACACGTTTCTAAGTCGTATGATGTAAATCATCGACAGCTTTTACGTGATTTAAATAATATTGACGGTTTGGAGATTTCGACACAAACTTCACCGGGTGTTCCTGGACAGTGTTTGGGTATCAAGTTGGATGGAAAAAGATGTTCAAGAAAAGGAAAGAATCAAGGTTATTGTACTTTGCATATTAATCAACGGCCAGTTATTAAGAAAACTCCATCTGCTCACAAGATGGAGATTGAATTACAAGAACTACTTCCAAAGCATAATCATAGTTTTCCGCCGCTTTTCAGTGCTGATTGTCCGGCTTGTATAAGAGAGTCAAGAAACAAGAAAAATTCTAAAAAAATAGACTTATAGACTTATTTATATATTAAAATAACCACATGAGTAGATCAGAAATTTTATTACAATCAATCAAAGAGTTTTATTCAACTGAAGAAAATTCTGAACATCTCAGAGATATTTTAGAAAAAAGAAATGGAATCTCTCTCAGAAATTTAGAATGGTTCATCACAAATTATTCAAAAGGAAACAATCTCACCTATACAACAGACAAAGGCAAAATGTTTACAGTTCACTGTGCCTATAAATCAAGTTTGGATGGTTACAGTAAAAAACTGTTCGATCCATTTTGTAGGACTGAAAAATTTGGATACAAGATTCCAAATTCAGAGTCAGAAGTTAACACGACTGTTGCACAACTAAATTTTATTCGTTGGTGTATAAAAAACAATATTATCGAATATATCTTAAATAATAAAAAAAAATTATTTTCTTCAAAGAAGTCTTAATTTTCCATTTTCAATTTCAATCTGCCGGTACCCTTGTGCATAGACATGCATAACATAGTCATCATTTGTACCTCCATTTAAATTACTAATGAATTTTGGTTTAATTCTATTTTTTCCTATTTTCGTAAGACCAAAATTTAAAGATCCAGTTGGTGCTGGATCCTTAGGTTTTAATGAAAATGAATACATGTATATGTTCTGCAAACCACACGTCATGCCTGACTGGAAAGGTATCATTGTTTTGTAAAATATGTCGGTGTGTACATTATTTCTTTTATTATTATCCATTTTACCAAGAAGTGGAACACCATTTAGAATTATAATTGCATCCGACATAACTGGATTACCAGTTTGGGTGTTTATATCCGTAGAGTCAGATGAACTGTAATTGTATCTGTTGAGAAATGCTGTTGAATTACCATCTTGTTCAAATTTTTCTTTTCTAAAAAAATAAAAAAATGCTTTAATTGAAACTTCGGCGGTTAAACTCATATCCGCCTCTTGTGATGAAGTGGGAATAGCTAAAGTTGGATTCTGAATAATAGTTTCTATCATCATAGAGTGTTTTTTACTTTGTAAGTAAACTCTTTCTTCAGCAGAAACTGAAATTTCTTCGGTTACGATAGTGAAATGAGGTAAACTAAGTACATCATTTGTTCCCGTAAAAAAAGTCTGTTTTTTAAATGTGATTCTCAATTGAATATTTTGATGGTAAATTGAACATATTGGAAAATATGGTTCGTAAAAATTATCCAAAAATAAAGAATTATCTGAATCACTCAAAACATGTTTTCTTCCAAAAAATAATTTAAGTGGAATGTATAATTCAATTGGACCCGCGCCTACAATCGAATCTGGAAGTTCTCCTTTATTTTGACCACCGTTGATTAGAGCTTTATTGGTTGTTTGGTCTTCACTTGTAAAAAAAAGTTCATCGTGAATAATGCCCCAATCATTTTCCACAATTTCCAAAACATTTTCATCTACTCTAAATTCTATTTTTTCTATGAGAGCTCTGCCAATTTGATCACAGTATTTGGCAAAATTTGGTCGTGTAAATCTATCTGATAAGAGAGGCAACTTACATTTAATAAACATGTTGCACAAAAGATCACCCATTGTCTGTGGATTTAATGTTACAATAACTGTATTATCAAATGGCCATGTTGGTGAAGTATTTGGATTTGTCACCAGTGTAAAGTTAGAAAATTTTGCAAAATTTGAATGACGCATATTTTTATATTTAAAGAATGAATCTTTGCTTTTGTCGTTGGTTAAATAAGAGTCTTGCATACCGTTGGCACTTAATGACAGAATGGCGCCTGTCCCTGCACGACCGCGCATATCTTTTTTATCCATTGCTAATTACTATTTACTTAGTTAATTTTTTTTAAATCACTTTTCCACATATTTATGGTTGTTGTTTCTTTTATAATTTTTATATTTTCCAAAAGCTGATTCAATTTTTTATTAATTTTTTCAATTTCTTCTTCTGTGTATTGGTATGTCGGAATACGAAGAAGATAATCAAAATTATCAATTTTATTAAATTTTAATTTTTCAAGAACTTGTTCGATTGAACTTTTCTTCTGCTTGAAAATAGTTATTTTATCATTCACCACGTGTTCGATAAATCGACATTTATTTTGGAGTTCCAAATATTCTTTCTTCAACTTTTTCAAAATATTCTTTTTCCTTTTTTGATATGCTTCCAATCTAAATCCCATAAAGTCTACCAAAATCTCTTCAGGGAAATTGTATTTTTTAATTCCTTGTGTCGGATGAAACAAATGCATATTCGAAGCATGAATGTTTTTCCGAAGTTTCAGATCTTTGACCAAGTTCGTTCCTTTGTAATCGTACACTACAAAATTAACATCTTCAATAGTGCTATTGTTCAAAAACCCAGAAATAGTCTTCTTCTCAACGAGTGTGTCCAGATGCTCTTTGTAATCCTGTGTCCATCGACCAGCTGGGAGTTCTGTAATCACCACATTCGAGTCGCCACTTGTTTTCCAAATTCCATCCATTGTCCAAGTTTGATTTTCTTCTTGCTCAATCACACCTTTAAATCCACGAAACCAAGGTTTCATGGTGATCATGTTTTTATTTTCCAGAAGACGTTCAATGTTATTTTTGATGTCGACAGGGTTGAACGGCGGGACATAACAACTAAATCCAGTCCCAATTCCTTCTGTGCCATTTATAAGAACAGGAGGCATCACCGGGATGTAAAATTCTGGTTCAATTGTAGTTTCATCTTCTTCAATATAGGTCAAGATTTCATTGTCTTCTTTGACAAACATGTTTTTTGCGGCTTCGGTTGGATATGTGTGAATATACCTACTTGCTGCCGCATCTTTTCCACCCTGAAGACGAGTTCCGAATTGACCATCCGGGAACAAAAAGTTCATATTATTCGACCCTACAAAATCTTGGGCCAAGTTTGTAATTACTCCGGTCAATGAAGTTTCACCGTGGTGATAACAAGTAAGTTCTTGAGTATAAGAAGCCAACTGTGCCACCCGTGGGTTCTTACTCCACTTTTTAGACATGGTCGCAAAAAGTACTTTTCTTTGAGACGGCTTAAACCCATCCACCGCGTGAGCAATTGAACGCTGGAGATCAGCCAAACTAAAATGGACCATATCCTTCCGAACAAAATCTTTTACTGTAAGGGCCTGGATAGATCCATAGTTTACTTCAAGACCTGATGGATTTGCGGAACTTTCAAGCAGCCATTCTTTTCTTGAATCAGCTTTCTTTTTATCAAAAGCCAACAGCATTGCTTCATCGGTTTCCTCATCCGAAGTAAATTTCACAGTCAATTTTTGGATTTGTTTAAAATATTCTTTTGCTTCTGCGGTTGTTGAAGTTCCAAGTCCTTTGTAATACTTCAATTTCCAACCACTGGTTGAGTTTTGTTCTGACCAAGCCTTAAATGCCGTTTCTGTGTAAAAGGAAATAACTTTTGTTCCCTTTGTTAATTTCAAAATCGGTGTCACCATGCTCACAACAAATCCAAGCTCAATCAAACTTGGCCAAAATACATGGATCATATTGAGAACGAGACCTTTGATGTGGCTACCATCGTGATCCTGATCAGCCATAATCATGAGACGACCGTAGCGAAGTTCACTCGCCGATGTGTACGTTTTGCCTTGTTGAAGTCCCAAAATTTTTTTGATGTCACTGAATTCTTGATTTCCCATCAATTGTTTGACGCTTGCATCTCGCACATTCTTACACTTACCACGGAGAGGATATACACCGTAATGGTCCCTCCCAACTACAGATGTGCCAGCAACTGCGAGGGTCTTTGCTGAATCTCCCTCTGTTAGAATGATTGTGCATTTAGCTGAATCTTTCGTTCCGGCTTTGTTTGCGTCATCCAATTTTGGGATACCGGTGATCTTATTCTTCTTTCCGCCGTCGGACTTTTTCAGTTCCTTCATCTCACGGAACTTGGAAAGAGACAATACTTCATTCTGAATACCGGTCTTCAAAATACCTTTGATGAAAGATTTAGGTGGTTCAAAACGACTCCCAAAATCTTGACATTTGAGTGTGCATTCGGACTTGACTTGACTGCTGAAATTCGGATTCTCAAGCATGCATTTCACAAATACAAAGAAGGTGTTTTTCACTTGCTGTGGCTTCAATTTTATCTTCTTGGCAAGTTCTTCAATTATCCCATCTGAAATCATTTTCGAAATATAATCAACGTGTGTACCACCTTTGGTCGTGCAAATACCGTTCACAAAGGAAACTTGTTGAAATCCATCAGATGGAGCAATCGATACACACCAACGATCACTGCTTGCGCTGCACACTTTTGTATCTTCATCCAAGTACATCTTCACATATTCTTCGTTCAAACACTTTTTAAGTTTTTGACCTTGGAAATATACTGAGCACTTGGGTTGAGTGCAATAATTCGCATCAAAAACCCTCTTTTCAACAATCTTGAAAAAATCTTCATCCATCCGGGACATTCCAAATCTTTTCCAATCCGGAACAAACGAAATGTTGACTTTCGAAACTTTTCCAGAATATTTTGAAATTTTGGGTTTGTTGACTTTGCTCATATTATTTTCAAAATGTTGGACGTACTTGAGACCATTCACGTGATCGTAAATAGTTACAACAAACAAAGACGAATAGATGTTTGTTAGTTTTGCTCCGTAACCATTTCTACCACCGACAATGTTCTTCTTTTGGTCATTGTAATTTGTACTTGTCAACAAATGACCAAAAGTCAATTCAGGATTGTAAACATTTTCCTCTTCGTGGAGAGCTACTTGAATGCCACCCAAGGGACCATTGTTTTCAATTGAGATTAAACCTGTCTCCTTATCAACTGTTACTTTGATGTAGGTAACATCAGTAGGATACAATGTATTTCTGTCAATTGAATTTACCAAAAGTTCATCAAATATCTTTAGCAAAGCCGGGGAATATACCAGGGATTCTTGTGCAAATTCATCACCGTCAACAATCCAGCATAATTCAGATGTTTTTGAAATTGGACCAACATATGAATCAGGACGCAGCAGAATGTGTTTCAGGTGACTTACTTTTTGAACTTTTTCTTCAGTCGTCATATTTTTCACTTGATAATATATAGATTTTTTTTTCTAAGTATATTTATATAAACAAACACAATGGACAAAAAACTTATCATGATACTTCTACTATCAATTTTAGGTGTTACTGGTGGATCAATTGGTATTTATCATGTGAACAAAGATGATAAACCAGCCAACAAGAAAATTAAACTAGGCATTTTAGGTTCACTCGTGACAGTAAGTTTGATTGGTTTAATTTATTCAGGTGTACAGATGGGAGGTGGTAAAAATGCCGTCATTAGTAAAGCTAAATCTGGTTATACTAAAATGAAAATGAAAACACCGACAAATGTGATTGAACCAAGCACCAGTGTAAATGCTCCAGTTGTAGCTTAAAAGAATTAATTATTTATTAAATAATTAGAACAAAAAAAAAATGCAGTTATGTACAATTGTAGTTACGAGAAATAAATCAGTCCATGTACGAACTCTTCATACTTTGATGAGACTTAATATTATATGCATGGGAAATAACATTCAACAGGATATTGCATTTGTAAAGGATGATCCTTTTGAAAAAAGAGATTTGATTTTGAAGAAACTAAAAAGTGGTAGTGATAAAATTTTGTTTATTGATTATTCTATTCAAATGGATGAAGCAAGTGTATCTAAAATATTTGAAAATTCAGAAGGGAAATATAATTGTTTAGTTTTTCCTTGTGTTAGAGAGGGTATTAACTGGGAACAATTCAAGACAAAAATAAAAAATAAAACAGATGAACCAATTGCGCAGTGTGGGTTGGAATTTGATACATCCGTAGGCCTAAAAATCACTGACAATATTTATAAAGTAATTGAAACAAATCCAAAGTGTTGGGTATTGGAGTCTAAACATGTACTTAAACTACTCAAAGCTGGTAAAAAAGGTGGAGAAATACTAACACTACCAGTCAAAAATGACGAAATGTTTCAAAAATTTCGTCAAAAAAATATAAAAATTGGTACATTTGTTGATGCTAATATTCAGTGTGTATTCTCACACGAATGTTTGGGAAATATTATGAATGCTGCGGGTGTTTCCCAAAAAACGAATTAAAGATTTGAGTACTTATTATATTATAAACCATGAAAGAACATCTTGAAAAGGTTGATGGTCCTACAGGTTCACCATTATATAAAATTAAAAATGAAACTCCTATACAAAATGCAACTTTGAGGTTCATACATTCTGCATGGGGGACAATACGTAATGGGAAAATTCCGCCTTTTTTCCCTGGTCCTCAACCAATTTCAATTGAGAGACAACATTTTTCATTTCTAAAACAAAATGAATACTATGCATGTGAAAAAACAGATGGTGTGAGATACATGTGTGTGACATTTAAATATGAAGAAACAAAGCTGTGTGTATTGGTTAATCGACGACTCGATATGTTTTTGCTCCCACTGAATTTACCAAAAAAATCGTATGATGGAACAATTTTGGACGGAGAACTTGTGCAAAATAATAAAAATTCAAAATGGTATTTTCTCGTTTATGACGCAGTTCTCGTTGAAGGTGAAAATGTGAGAGAACTTGGACTTGTTGAACGGCTTACAAAAGCAAACTCTGTTGCCGGTGGAATAAGAAAATTATCAAAAGACCCAGTTATTGTTAAAATGAAAAATTTTCAAAAAATGAATAATCTCAAAAATTTTTGTGAAAATCATCTAGAGAAAATGGATTTTAATACAGATGGCCTTATTTTTACTCCGGTCAAAGACCCTATTCGAGTTGGAACACACGAAACTCTCTTCAAATGGAAACCCCGTGACAAAAATACGATTGATTTCCAGTTGGTTTATAGAGAGAAAAGCTGGGGGTTGTATATTCAAGACAAAGGCAAATTGTTTTTCCAAAGTGAAATAAGTCACCAACGTGCACCTGACTGGTTTTTTGATAGAGGAATTGTTGAATGTTCTTATGACAGAGAAAATTTCAAATGGATCCCGAACGGACTACGGACAGACAAAACCTACCCAAATAATCGCAGGACTTTTTATAGGACAATGGTTAATATTTCAGAAAATATTCAAACTTCAGAGTTCTACAATCTTGTTTAGAGAGTATTAGAGAAAAAAATATAAATTAAATTATATGTTTATACTAAGTATCGACGTTGGAATTAGAAATTTAGCAATGTGTTTGTTTGATGACCAAACAAAACTTGTTAGAAATTGGGATGTTTCGGGTGTTCCGCCACAACACGCGGATGGACTGTTTCCTTCTTTAAATAAACACTTGAATGAAAAACCGTGGACACTGACTGCAGATGTTACTTTAATTGAAAAACAGCCAGATAAAAATAGAAAAATGAAAGCAGTAGAGAATTTTTTACATTCTTATTTTGTCATCAAAAATCCTGAAAAAGAAACAATTATTTATGATGCTCGTCATAAAATTCCTGATGTTGCTGGACCAGGGAAAGCAATGTATAGAAAACGAAAACAAACATCAATTGATCGATGCAGAGAATTCTTAGAAAATTCAGAAACCAATGCTCATTGGCGTGAAACTTTTAACAATTCAAAGAAAAAAGACGATTTAGCTGACACGGTTATGCAGGCGATCAGCTTCACAAAAAGAATTGTTCCTAAAAGTGAATCTAAAAAAGAAAAGAAACTCATTGGTAGAAAACCAAATGAAAACCAGAAAGACACTAAATATTCTGTTTGTAATTTGGTTTGGTTAATGAAAAATGAAAAAAAAGAAAAACTGGAAAAAGATAAAAGATTTATGAAAGATTTGAAAAGATATTATTCTTCATTTGATGAATTATTCTTAGCAATCAAATAATCCATGTTTTATCACCAGAAATTATCTCAACTGTATAAATCTTTGAATATACTTTTGAAAGATAAATAGCTACATTTAAATTTTTTACTGTGTAAGCAACTAAAATTTTCATATCACTTGTTTTAATTTTTACCATGGTGCTGTGAGACATTTTCACTCATTTGACTTGAAGTATTAGAGGATAAATTTTTTAAGTTTGTATTAATTCTATCTTGCATTACTTGTATAGTTGCTACAATTGGAACATCAATTTCATATGTAACAGATAAGCTTCCAAGACCGAGGGAACTTTCGTTAAGTGCGTTTGATATTTTTAATATAGTCTCGTGGTCTGTCAACAGGTTACACACATCAAGAGCATTGTTAACAACATTCTTGATATATGCCAAAGTACTTTGTCTACTATCATTATTTAACCATCGTCGCATGGCAGTTTGTACACCATTTGAAGTGGGTTCAAGTGATAAAAGCCCATTTCTAACACATACTTTTTGACCTTCTTTTATCATTGAAATTATTTTTAGTGACGTGAGAATTTGGTCAATAAATAACTCATTATTTCTTGTCATTTTTTTTAATATAATAATATTTTTAATTTTTAATATTATTATATTAATATATTAAAAATGTTAAAAAAAATATTCAATCCTTTAGGTATAAAATTTCGAAGTGGATTTCGTCGTCTACCCCCACCCCCCAAGAATAAAAAAACATCAGTAAGAAACTTACCAGCTCGTGTCATATATAACAACAATCCACAAATTGGAACTCAATTAATGGGAGCATTTGGTATGCAGATGCCATATCTTTTTATTTCATTTGGTAATCATAATAATAATAAAACCAAATATTCAGTTGTGCGACCCAATCCCAGTAATGGAAAAACAATAAAACGTTTACAATTTGGTAAAGTATATAAATATGGTCAGTATAATCATAATCAAAACAATTATAATATTAATAATACACGCATGGTTAGAACTGGTGTTTTGAGTAATATTAATATTTCCGATAATGCTGCACCAAAAAGTATGTTTATTTATCGATTAGTATTTTTGACATTAGAAAACCCTGGTCCGTCAAGAAATACCGTAAGTTTGGGTAAACAAGGAAAGTATGTTATATTTTTTAAATCAGAAAAAGCTGTTAAAGAATTTTTAAAAAAATCAAAAAATAATGTATGGGGTTTTAACGGACTAAATAGATCAAGTTACACCAAAATTCCTCTTGAAAAAACTATTAATCGTAATCTGTACTCCAATAACTCTATGAAAATTAATTATTTTAATATCTGATTATTCTATAGATCATGATAAATAATATTTTAGTGACAACTGCAACTATTATGGATATTCTAAAATTTTATCCACAATATACAAAAATACAAGATACAGGAGATGTGTCTGCCTATTCAAAAGAGTCTCTGATTATTGGTATATTTACATGTTTATTGTGGATTATCTATCACAGCAGAACTTCAAAAGATCCGAATGTTATTTGCACAATTGGAATTGCTGTGGCTTTCCAATTGTATATTTTGCTTAAAGTCTTCAAGTATGAAAAAAAGAAATTGAAGACAGTGTAATTTTTCTTTTTTTGTAAGAAATCCTTTTTGTTTTACTTGTTGAACAATTGCCACCGTGGCGTGACAAAGGACCACAACATGATCCATCTTAATTAAAAACAATACTATATTTTTTAATTAAATGGATTTATCCGTAGAACCTGGAAAAGAACGAGAAGTTCTTAAATCAGTTCGTGATTTGTTAAAAGATCATATTTTACCGCGTCTTACAAATTTGGAAATCGAAGTCAAGTATTTACGTGGAGTGTGTTGGCCTGTGTGTCAAGGTTTACGTGAAAAAACACAACTTTCGGACATGCAAAATAAACGGGAATTTTTAAAGGAATCAACTAATTCTTTAGATGAAATTTTAATTTTACTCATTGAAAAAGAAAAAATAAATAAAAAACTTGAAATATCAACGGGTCAATTTACAGAAGAAGAATTCAATCGATTATTTCCTGAACGGGTATCTTCTGACAGGAGGTTTGGGTTTGAGTAACCATCTCAAATTAGAATTGATTGTAGTTCTATTGTTTGCGGGTTCAAAGAGTAATACTTTGTTCCCTAATTTTAAATATTTTTTATAACGATTTGGTAATAACCACATGTTTGCGTCTTTTTCTTTAATATACATAAGTTTATTTCTAGGTAGTGAAAAAACATATATTTTTTCACCAGCTAAATTTAGTATACTATTTTGACCAATATTTTTAACCATTTTGTTTTTATATATATTTTACAAATATAATTTTTTTATGGCGCGTGCTTCGTTTCCTACCATGTTTTTGACCAAATCATCGAATGTGAATTCAGGTTTCCAACCGATTGATTCAATCTTTGCGGAATTACCAACCAGAGAGTCAACTTCAGCAGGTCTATAAAATCCCTCTGAAATTTTTATAATGGTTTTATCTCCGATAACACCTTGTTCATCAATACCTTCACCAACCCATTTAATTTTTAAATCATATGTTGTGAGAACACACTCTATAAAGTTGCGCACAGAATGTTGTTTTCCAGATGAAACAATGTAGTCGTCAGGGTTTTCTTGTTGAAGCATCATCCACATTGCTCGTACATAATCTTTGGCGTGTCCCCAATCTCTTTTGGCCTCGATATTCCCAAGTTCTAAATATTCTTGTTGGTCGCTCATTACTCTTGCCAACCCTTTCACAATCTTTTGTGTCACAAAATTGTTTCCGCGACGGGGAGATTCATGATTGAATAGAATTCC